CCAAGAGATCCTGATCCAGCAGATCGAGGGCTACCTTGCCCGGATGAAGGCGGCGCTGTGCGCGGACGTGGAGGCACTGCGGGCGCTGATCGACGAGAACAGCTTCCTGGAGCTGACCGACACGCCGGCGAGCTATGCTGGCGCTGCCGGGCAGGTGGCTACCGTCAACGCCGGCGAGGATGCCTTGGAGTTCGCGGCGCCGGCGACGAGCGGGCTGCCAGACCTCGACGACGACACCGAGGTTGCCAGCGATCGCGACTTCAACGGCAACCCGACCTTCTTCAAGCTGGTCAACATCGGGACGCTGCCGAACACGACTTCGAAGAGCGTCGCCCACAACATCGCCAACCCGTTCGTCCTGGTGCAGGGATACGGCGTCGCCAACGACCCGGCTGCGGCGTTGGCGATCCCGCTGATCTTCTCAGCGCACTCTTCACTTACGAACACGGTCTGGTTCAACACCACTTCGACGAATGTCGTGGTCACGACCGGAAGCAATCGAACCGCATTCACCGAATCCTGGGTGATACTGGAGTATTATTACCGATGACAAGTTTCGACATCCAAGGCACAGCCGAGCAAGGATCTCAGCCCGGAGTGCAGCAGCAGGACGGCCTGCAGCAGCAGCCGGGCCAGAGCCCGTCGATGGGATCCGTCCCCGGACTTCCCCCGACGGCACTGGCGATGCAGATGCAGAGCCTCAACGACGAGTATGCGCGCGCGCAGGGCGCCGACGGGGGAATGCAGGCGATGGGGATGCAGGCTGGCGCTCTCGGCGGAGCCGGCAAGCCCGTCAACGCCGACTACGCGCGCTCCAGCTTGCAGGACATGGCCGAGCGCCTGGCCAAGGGCTACGGCTTGCAGTTCGGCCGCGGCTCGCTGGTCGACGAGTTCGGACAGTTCCAGCAGACTCCGGACCAGCTCGCCGCCGGCGGCGACGTGTCGAACACGGCCGCGAGCATGAACCAGATCTCGGAGGTCATGAACCAGCGCCGCATCGAGCAGCAGCAGAACAAAGCGACCGCTTCGCTGCAGGCCGGCGCCGGTCTGCTCCAGCAGGGCGGCCGCGGCTCGCTCGCTGCGCTCCAGTCCGGCTTCTACCAGGCGATGGCGCAGAACTACACCAACCCGAACCTGCTTCCCGAACAGCAGGACTTCAACTACTGGATCGCTCGAGATCAGCTCGACGAAGCGCGGGCTGACGAAATAGAGCGCTTGAAGGCGGAAGAGAAGAAGAGCGCCAGCACTATCTCGTTCAATCTAGGCGGCAGCCAGAAGCAACGTGGCGGCAGCCGTCCCGGTCCGTATGCCCCAGCGGCGTTCGCAGGTCTCTAGGAGAAAACCATGGCACGATCAGAAGGTGTTCACAACCGCGAGCAGCAAGCTCTGCAAGCTGGTGAGGGCACTCGGCAGCGCACCGAGAGTGCCAGGCAGTTCGACGAGTCGGTCAACCAGCGAGAGCTCGATCGAGCTCAGCATGTCATGGAGCGGCAGCGCAGCGAGCGTCTCGCCCGAGACGATGCACGCCGGCAGCAGAACTTCGCGCCAGAGCAGACCGAGGACCCGGCGGTCGCGCTGAAGCGCGAGCAGCTCGACCTACAGCGCCAGCAGCTCGCGCAGCAGGGTCAGCAGTTCCAGCAGAGCACCGAGCTCGAGGCGGCGAAGTCCGGGCTCATGCGTGCAGGCGGACAGCCAGGCACCGCGGGTCGGGACATGGCTGGCATCGACGCCGCTCTCCAGCAGAACCCCGACGATCCGCGTCTGCAGCGGTTGCGCCAGGAGATGCAGCAGGGCCGCGAGCAGATGGGCATGGGCATCGAGTCCACCGGTCGCAGCTACGTGCCGACTCCGGAGGCGATGCAGGCAGGGACGCAGACCCGCGAGACGGCTCGGATGAACGCTCAGGCTGCGCGCGACAACGCGACCATCAGGATGCGCGAGAACTCGAGGGCGTTGCAGGGTCTCCAAGCGCAGATCGACGGCGGTTCGACCGACCCGCAGGTGCGAGCGATGTTCAAGCAGCACCTGAAGGAGATCCGGAAGCCGCTGGACTCCAAGATCAACGCGCAGGTCGCGATGTCCAAGGGGAAGGCCACGGACAAGCAGTGGGGCGAGCTGCAGTCGCTCCTCGATGAGGATGTCCAGAACGGCATCGCCGGCGACGCCCACAAGGAGCTCCAAGCCGAGGTGTCAGCGCGGGAGTATGGACCGCGCGTGAAGACGTTCCTTGCCGAGCAAACGATGGATGACTTCGTGAAGTTCGTCAACTACGCCCAAGGCCACTACCCCGAAGGCGTCATTCCCGATCAGAGCACGGAGGTCTGGCAGACTTTCTCGCGCAACTCGAGGATTGCAGGACAGCTCCTCCGCTCCAATCTCAACGCCCAGTTCTATCCAATCCAGGGTTCAGAGACGTGGAAGCGCATGGTCAACATGCATGCTGCTTTTCTGACGAGGACAGGCAAGAACGCCGACAAGTCTTCCCTGCCGATGCAGGATCAGACCAGCGAGCCCGACGTGATGCGTGGCGCCGGTGGACAGGTGCAGGAGGAGGTGCAGACTCCGGGCGGGCAGACGGTTCGCCGGCAGGTGAACACCAAGCCGACGGTCGGCAAGGCACCGATCAGCGAAGACAAGGGTCCTAGGCTTTCGGCTTCGCCAAACTGGACCCCTCTGCGGTGAGCAACCTTGATGGAGAAGTCTTCGGGCCGCCAGAGCAACCGACTCTGACCGAGCCTCTCCAGCGAGACCCGGACGATCCCGGGCCGGCGGGGGAGTTCTATCCGGACGTGCAGGGCCCGGGTCTCGAAGATCGAGGAGCCGGCAACCTGCAACCAGAGCAGGAGCAGTTCTACGGCGACGTCCAAGATCTCTCGACCCCGATGGACGAGTTCCTCGCGACCCGCAGCGAGGACCTCGCGAAGGGCTACGCCCAGGCGCTTGCTGACAACGACGTCGTCGCAGCCAACGGCTACCTGCAGCATCAGATCGCCAACGCGAAGATCAGCCAGGCCGAGGTCGAGAGACTCGGCTTGCCTCCGGAGTCGCGGACTGCGTGGAACGCGTATCCCAACACGGCTGTCGAAGTGCAGCGGATGCTCGACGTCAGCGTCCGCTACATGGAGCAGGCGGACATGGTGCTCGAGAAGCACGACTGGAAGGGACAGCTCGAGGACTGGTTCTACCAGGACGTCATCGAGCCCTACAAAGAGCGCAACAAGGCGCAGCTCATGGTCCCGACCGAGGGGATGGATCCGCGGCAGCTACTGCTTGCGCAGGCGCAGCTCGAGTCCCTGGTCATGGACCCGATGCTGGTCGCTGACAAGCGCCAGATGCTCGCGAAGATCGACGCCGATCTGAAGCTGGTGCATCCAAGCATGTCGGTGTTCAACTACGGCCCGACCGCGAAGGTGGCCAAGTGGATCGCCCGTGAGGCGTCGCTCGGCGGCGGCTACATCCAGTCCGGCGACGTCGAAGGTGTTGGTTTCCTCGGTGAGGTTGGCGGGGAGGTCGCGGCGACGGCGCTCGCCGGCGTCGAGTCGGTGTTCGAGTTCCCGCTGCAGCTCGTCTACGGCGGCATGCAGCTCGTCGGTGCCACCCCGCCGACGAACTACATCGAGGGTCCCGACGGGGAGATCATCACCAACGGCGGCAAGGTCCCCAACCTCACGGAGACCTGGATCGCGGTGTCGGCGCGCCTGGCCGGCGACGACGTGGCGCGGCGCCTGGCCGAGCACGGCAAGCTCTCCATGATCGAGCAGAGCAAGCTCACGATGGTGCAGCAGATGGCCCGCGGCACCGCCGCGGTCGCGGGCATGGGCTTCGGCTTCGGACTCCCCGCCGGCGCGGCGATGGCGGCTGGCCAGCGAACGGCGATGAGCATGATGCAGAACGGCCTGGCGCGGCTGGCTGCGTCCGGCAGCCCGCGCGCTGCGCGTGCCTTGCAGATCGCATCCGGCACCGCCGGCGCCGCGGTCGCCAACGGCCTCACCGAGGCGGTCGCGTTCGGCCGGCACGAGAGCTACTGGAAGGCCTTCCAGGGTGGCGCGGCGATCGCGCCGATCCTGATGGTGTTCGGCGCCGCCGGCAAGCGCATGGGCAACCGGGCGGACCAGGCTTGGGAGCGGATGCTCGGCCGCGAGCGGATGCCCAAGCGTCTGCGTGAGGCCGTCGAGGGCGGTGTTGAAGGTCTGGGCTTCGGCGTGATGGGCGACATCCACGCCTACCAGCAGTTCGAGGGGTCGCTCTGGGACTACCTGAAGGACCCGACCCAGCAGCGCTGGATGATCTACGCGACGAACGTCCTGGGGATGGGGCTCTTCAAGGGGCTGCGGGGGAAGGGTCCTCTGGACCAGGGTCAGCAGGACCTGGCGTCGATCGTCCAGTCCCGGCACATGTTCCGGAGGGTCTTCGCCCGCAAGGTGTCGGCGGCGGAGGAGAGGCGGACCGAGGACTACCTTCGGGAGCAGAAGGAGGGGGGTCCGGTGGAGCCCACTCCGGAGGAAGCCGCTCAGATGCGGCAAGGCGTTCCACGTGGAACGCCAGAGCAGGTTGAGGGCCGCGAGCCGATCGTGGCCGAGGGTGAGACGGAAGCCAGGATTCGTGAGACGCAGGTCGAGGGCCGCGAGCCGATGCCCGACGACATCCGGGCGATCCGGGAGAAGGACAAGATCTGGCGCACCAAGGAGGAGGCGCAGCGGCTGACGGACTGGACCATCGAGTCGGAGCGGCAGCGGTTCGAGGCATTCGAGCCCGAGCGCGGCGAGACCCGGGGCGAGCAGGTCGAGGGCAAGGAGCCGGACGTCGCCGACCCCAAGAAGGCCAAGGAGCAGGTCAAGGGGGTGCTGCGCGGTCCTGAGATCATGATGGAACTCGGCCCGACCTTCGGCGAGAAGATGACTGAAGGCGAGCGGGTCAGGACCGAGGACATCTCGGCTGCCCGCACCAAGAAGGCCGAATCCCAGGGCCGCGACCCCCTCGAAGACATCTCCTTCGCCCAGCGCCCCCCAGAGCAGCAGGAAGCCATCCTGGAGCGCCGCACGGCGAAGGAGCGCCGGGAAGTAGCTGAGAGCTTCGAGGGCCCCGAGCGGCGATCTGGGGAGCCCAGGCGCGCCCCTGAGCAGCCCGAGCCGGAGCTCCCCGACCGGAGGGCGCGCTCGAGGGCGCGCTCGATCCGGGCCGAGCTCCAACGGGAAGGCCCGACGCCGGAGAACGTGGCCCGCGTCAGGGACCTCCAGGAGCGCGCCAAGGGTGCCTTCCTGGGCAAGGTCAGCGAGACCTACCGGAAGCAGCAGGAGCGGCTGCGCGAGGCCGGCGAGAAGGCCACGGTCGAGGAGATCACCCCCGAGCTGCGGCAGCAGCGCCGGCTCTACCGCGAGGCGGCGCGCCAGGCCGGCGTCGACTACGACCTGGTGCGCGAGCTCGGGGAAGCCCTCCGGATGGTCGAGGACATGACCAGACCGCGGGAGCAGCGGGCGGAGGCACTGGACCGGATCCGGGACCTCGAGGAGGCACTGGACACCCAGGAGGCGCTGTCCGACCCAGGCCTCAACCCCAAGCTGCTCGACGAGCTCCGGGAGCGCGGGCTGGACGCGCTGGAGTCCAGCGAGATGCCCGCGCCCGAGAAAGGCGCAGTCGACCCCGTCAGCGTGCAGCCCATCTTCGGCGAGCGCTACGGCCCGGGCAGCCTGCGGGCCGGCGCCAACCCCTACCGCCAGCAGGAGGAACTCGCCCGCGACGAGACGATGGACCGCACCCTCTCCGAGATCTTCGAGATCATGGAGGGTCGCCGCGGCAAGCCCGGGTTCCGGATCCCGTTCACCGCCAAGCGCGTCGGCAAGACAGAAGGCAGCCCGGTGCAGATCAAGCTGCTCGGCGGCAAGGTCACGATGTCCGGCGGCACCAAGGGGACGCTGGGCGTCTTCAAGGTCTTCGAGAACTTGATCCGCACCAAGGAAGACTTGGACCTGATGGTCGGGTTGCACGAGTGGGCGCACGGCATGCACCGGCAGGTCTTCACCAAGGCCGGCGGCAACGAGTTCTGGTCCGGCGTCCAGGCACAGGTGAGGGCGATCGGCGACGACGCTCGCGCCGAGATCTCGCGCATCCTCGAGCACTACCCGGGTTGGGAGAAGCTGACCCGCAAGCAGCAGATGGCCGAGGCTTGGGCCGAGTGGCACGCCCGCAACCTGGTCGGCGACTCTTCCATCCGCGAGCTCTACCCCGAGCTCTCGCGCCAGATCGACAAGTGGCTCAACGCACCCGAGCAGCGCGCGTTCCGCGACGGTCAATACCGGGACCTGATGGTCGCGACTCGGAACTGGCGCGACATGGGATCGCGGCGTCGTGTCGGCATGACCGTGCGCCGCGCTGCCCGCAAGAGGAAGACCTACGACAAGCCTTCGTTCATCTCGGACGCGACCGACGCGGTCGTGAAGGCCTTCTTCGACGACAAGGTGTTGCTGAAGAAGTCGCAGGCTCGGTGGATCGAACGCTCCGACATCAACGCCGAAGACCTGTCGATCCTGATGGATCCAGCGCGTCAGTTGGACTCGATCGCGATGACCGCGCAGAAGGAAGCCGAGAGCTTCCTGCTCGAGGGACCACACGACATCGCCTGGCGCCGGCGGAAAGGGATCAAGTCGTTCAAGGCCATCATGGACGAGGTTGCCGGCCAGGAATCCCGCAAGGAGATGAACGCGAGGATCATCGACTTCGTCGACCTGGTCTACTCGACCCGTGCGATCGACAAGATGGACAAGGGCAAGATCATGCCGCTGCCCAAGTCCGATTACGTGCAAGCCAGCAAAGAGCTGCTCGAGCGCAACCCGGAGTTCCAAGGCAAGATGGAGGAGCTGAAAGCCTGGACCGACTCGCTGATCGACTTCCTGGTCGAGGCAGCGCAAATCAGCCCGATCGACGCTCAGCGCATGAAGGACAACGGCGTCGTCTACATCCCCTTCGTGCGCATCATCCGCAACTCCGTGTCACGCTTCGGCGGCGGCCGCGGCGTCGCTGAGGCCGGGACCGGAGTGAAGGCCTTCCGCGGTGGCTCGCGCGAGGAGCTCGTCGACCCGGTCAAGGCGATGGAGGACGTGACCCGGTCGATGATCGTGAAGGCGCGCAAGGCGATGGTCATGCGCAGCCTTTACCAACTGATGCTCCACGCCGACGTCGGCGGTCTTGCCACTCAGGTCCCGAAGGGAAAGGTCGCGAACCGCTACCGGCTCGATCAGATCATGCGGAACATGAAGAAGGAGCTCGATCGAGAGGCCTTCGAACGCGATGACGAGGTCCTGGCGGAAGACATGGAGGAGGCGTTCGGTGTGTTTGCGGAGCTCCTCGAGGCGAACGAGCTCAGCGACACGTTGGTCACCCTGTTCGGCCAGAAGGACCTACCCTTCGGGGAGAAGGAGCCGATCGTGGCGATGGTGCCGCGGATGACCGATGCCGAGATCAACGCGATCCCGACTGCGGCAATGAGGCGTCAGGCGCGCGAGAACAACGGCAAGATGATCTGGCTGCAGCTAGACCCTGCCTACTTCGAAGCGCTGATGGGGATCGACGTGCCGCTGTCGAAGTTCTCGCTCGGCGAGGGACTGGTCGAGCAGGTGGTGAGCCTGCCGAAAGAGGTCCTGCGCACGTTCGCGACTGATGCCAACCCGGCCTTCGTCATGGCTAACCTGATGCGTGACGCGGTGCACGCGTCCGTGTTCGATCGGGAGGGGAAGCTCGTCCCCTTCAAGGGATTCGCGATGCTGGCCCATGGCGGCTACCTGCAGCTCCGCTACGGATCACGCATGACGCCGTTGATAGACAAGATGATCGGCGAAGGGAACCCTGAGGCCCGCGAGATGTGGCAGCGGTTCCAGGCGTCAGGAGCCAGCACCAGTTCGTTCTTCAACGAGGGTCTGCGCCGGCAGCTACGCGGCGAGATCCAGTCCTTGAGCAGCAGGTCTCGCGCAGTGCTCGATGGCTGGAAGCGCGCGATGGCGGCACCGGAGTCGTGGATCCGTCTGTCGGCATACTCGGACACGTTCAAGCGAGCAATCAAGCAGGGCAAGCCCGAGCTCGAGGCGGGCTATCTAGCGCTCGAGGCAGCCCGCGAGGTGACGGTCAACTTTGCCCGAGGAGGAGACCTGGCGCGAGCCTACAACCGCATGACGCCCTACTTCACGGCGACCATGGCTGGGCAACGGAAGATGTTCCGTGCGTTCCTCGGCCAGGAAGGACGCAGCGACGTCGAGCGTGCGGCCTACCAGCGGCGCGTCTGGGCGCAGGCGCTCGCCAACGTGACTCTGCCGTCGATCGCCGCGTGGATGCTGGTGAAGGACGAGGACTGGTTTCAGGACCTGCCCGAGTGGCGCAAGCGTAACTTCATCAACTTCAAGCTCCCCGGAACGGAGCACATCATGTCGCTGCCGCTGCCGTTCGAGACCGGCACGATCTTCGGCGCTCTTCCGACGGCATGGCTCGACGACCAGACCGGCGGCAACCCGATCAACATCAGCGACGCGTTCATGCAGTCGTTGTTCCCTTACTTCGAGCATACGAGCTCGCTGATCCCGGCCTTCATCCGTCCGATCGCGGAGACTGCTACCGGCATGGACTTCTTCCGCGGCCGCGACCTGACGCCGTTCTGGGTGGAGAAGACCAAGCCGCCGGCGCAGCAGATGCGGCAGAGCACCACCAAGACCGCGCAGTGGATGTTCGAAGTCTTCGGCAAATACATCCCGTCCGTCGACAACCCGATCGAGCTGGAGCAGATGTTCGGCGGCTACACCGCTGACTTCGCGCGGACGGTCATGCGAGCGACGGATGAGATCCTGAGTCTGAAGGATCACCCTGGTCTGTCAGTCAACCCGTTCGGTCGGTTCATCCGGCAGACGCCGCACGGTGCTTCACGCGCTGTCGAAGACCTCTACGCGGAAGGCAAGAGGATCGAGCAGCTCGAGACTTCCGATCGGACACCTGCGGAGCGATCGAAGCTCACCCGCATCAATCGCGCCAAGCAGGAGTTCTCGCGTGTTCGTCGAGACCTCGAGCTCGGCCGCTTGACCAAGGAGCAGGCGGACGAGCGCATGTTCCGAACCGCTCATCGGATCATCGGACGGTCGCAATGAACACCATGGAAACGATCACTACCACCATCCTCGCCTTGAACGGCACGCTCATCGGCGCCCTGATCTGGGTCGTCAAGATCCTCATCGATCGTCTGAGCCGTGATCTTCAAGACACGGCCAAGGCGATCCGCGATCTGCGTGAATACCAGGTGATGTGTGCGAAGTCGCTGGAGACCCTCAATGAGAATCTGATCCAGATCGCACGCATCCAGAAAGAGGACCGCTAGCTTCGAGCCAGGAACGGCTCGAAGAACCGCAGCGGGTTCGACACGATCCGTTTCTTGTAGCGCGTTCCGATCGCGGCGAACGGCACCGAACGCCGTCCCGTGCTGTAGGCAAGGACCTGGTCCGCATCGATCACGGCGATGTCGGTGCCGAACTGCCAGACGACCAGCGCGATGGCGCCGGCGCGCTGCGCTTCCATGAGCGCTTGCATCTGGTGCGGCCGCAGCCCGGACTTGCTGCCGAGCGCCAGGGTCGGCTTGCAGGTGATCTTGCACTCCACCAGCATCGCGCGGCCGGTGACGGTGAAGCCGATGAAGTCGACCGGGACCTGCTCGCCGTGGATCAGTTGATTGCCGGCGATCTTGATGTCGTTCGGGATCTTGTAGAGGCGGCAGACCTGCGCGTCGTGGAGTGTCCTGGCGATACTCTTGAGGTGCTTCTCGAGCGGGTTAGTCGACATAGGGGATCCGCCTGGTCTCTCCGGTCTGGATGTTCACGACTTCCTGGGTTCGCTTCTGCTCGGGCAGCTTGACTCCAAGCATCTTCGCACGAATCGCCCCGAAGGCTCGTGCTTCGATGGCGTTGATCTCGGCGCGGGAGAGCGGGCGCTTGCGCAGCTCGGCCGTGACCTTCGCGTCCCACTTGTCCATGTAGCTGAAGAACGCGTCGCCGGCACTGCCGAAGTCGACGAAGCGACGCTCGTATTGGTCTTCGACCTTCTTCGCCAGGCGGTGCATCGCTTGGCGTGCGAGCTTGTCGGTGATCGTCTGCTTAGAAGATGAACTCGGATTCGTCGCTGTCATCGCCGTCCAGTGGGTTGAGGCCGTGGGGATCTCTAGCGTTGGGTCCCATCCGGGATTCGGGAGAGTTGAACCAGCGCTCGAGCGCGCGGTAGCGTTCGACGTAGCCTTCGGGGTCGTCAGAGGCGAGCCGGATCAGCCTCTGCATGATGCGGATGCACCCCGGCGTCGGGGTGTAGGTGATCTGGTAGCTGGACAGGCCGCTGCTCTCGATGGCCGACAAGCGGTTCATCTGCCCCAGCCACTTGTTGAAGTCCTTCATCTCCTCGACGGCGCCGCCGCTGCCCATGACCCGGGCCGAGAGCTGCCGGTGGTCCTGCGTCTCGCATAGCTGCGACAGAAGGATCACTGCCGAGTCCGAATCGTGGAGTTGCAGGTGCACGGTCAGCAGCGCCTCCACGGTGTAGGGCTGCGACACGCTGCGTGATCGGATGATCCGCTGCGAGAACAGGTCGTATTGCAGGTTCTCCCAGCAGCGCAGCATCCACTGGATCGCGGCCTCCACGTGGCCGACCCGGGTCAGGCACTCGCGCGGCTTGCCTTCGGGGTGAGAGTAGCAGAGGTTCGCGATCGCGATCGCGATCCGGATGACGGAGTGCGCCTTCTCGGCGCCGGTGTGGAGCGGCAGCACGTCGGCTACGTAGATCTGGTCCCACTCCTGAGCGATCTTCTCGGCGCGCTTCCATGCCTCAGGCTCGATGTGCACCATGTGCGGCTCCATCGCCCAGGCCCGCAGGATCAGCGCTCGCGCGAGCTCGGGCTGCCACACGTGCTCGACGGTCTCGCGGTTCATGTCCGCGGGCTCGGTGATGCACCAGGCGAAGTCGAGTCTCCCGACGGCCTCGGGCACACCGTAGAAGTGCAGCAGGTGCTGGCACGGATACTGCAAGCTGCGGCGCTTGCGCTCGAACCAGTTGCCGGCGGTGATGAGCCGGACGGAAGCCTGCAGCTTGGTGTTGCCGTAGATCTTGGCGGCGCTGACCTTCCCGTCGTCGCGCGCGCTCTGCAGGCAGATCATCGGGTTCTCGCCGCTCGCCTGCGCCATGTGGTGGAATTCGTCGAAGAAGAGCAGCTTGCCGTGGTTCTTGGGGAAGATGCCAGGCACCATCTGCTCCCCGCTCTTCCCTCCCCCGACGGTCAAGCCCGCGCGGGAGAAGTTGTCCATGCAGGTGAAGGCCTGCCCCAGGCGCCAGAACTCGAACAGGCGCCGGATCGTCTCGGACTTGCCTTGGCGCGTCTCGCCGAACCCGCACGCATCGAGCCATCCTCGGTAGGAGTGCCCCGAGATCTTGTAGCGCAGCACGGAGTGCGCCACGAGGATCGCGAGGATGTGGAGCTCCTCGCGTCCGTAGATCTCGGTGACGTTGTTCGCGAGGTCGGCGACCACAGTGTCGATGTGGATCCAGATCCGTTCGCAGTCGTTCGCCTTCCATGGTGTGATCGGCAGGAGGCTGTTGTGGAACTCGTCGAGGTCGAAGTGCGGCTTGTCTAGCTGCTCGATCTTGGTGGCGAACAGACCGACTGTGTTGCCGGCGGCGTGCACGTAGCCGGTGACGGCGATCTCGCCGGCGATCGACGGTGTCTCGGTCGAGACTATCGGGGCGCGCTTGGTGCCGTCCTCCTCGGGTGAGATCGACCAGCTCGACCCGGGCCAGGTCTCTTCGTAGCGCAGCGTGCACTCCGAGCAGCCGGTCGGCTTGCCGAGCAGGTGGCGCTTGAGCCATCCCTTCGCGTCGTCGGTGATGAAGGCCTCGAGCAGCTCGCCCCGGTAGAGCGAGCAGTCGATGACCTGGTCAGCGAAGCGGGTAGGCACTCCGCACGAGTTGCAGATCGACTTGCAGTTCATCGGGCATTCGATCCCGATCGTCTTCGGGATCAGCGCCTGCAGGTCGCGGACGGACTGCACGGATCCGGCGACGGTGACGAACTCGCCGACGTAGGCCCGGATCTCGTCGAAGCTGATCTCTTGGGGGTCGTCGGCGGGGTCGACCAGCTCCTCGTAGGGGTAGGACGGGAGGTCCTCGAAGGTCCCTTCCTCGGTGAGCCAGTCGCGCAGGTCGGCGCCGAACCGGTCGACCGGGTCGATGGGGATGGCCAGGAGGTGCACCTTGCAGTGGTTGGCGGCGAAGACGCGGGCGACGTGGTCGACCAGGTTCGTCCGCCGGCGGAGCATGTCCTTCAGCTTCTTCTCGTCTGGAGCCCGGTGGGTCTTGCGGTCGGGCCCTTGGAAGGTGTCGTTGTCGTAGCAGATCCGGACCGTGCGCCGCGGCCAGGTGTCCGGCATCAGGCGGCTCGAGACGGGCGCTGTGGCGCCGCCAGTCCACGTGTAGGCGAAGATCGGCGTCTTGCGCCGGTGGAGCCTGCCGAGCTTGTAGGCGGCCAGGACGTCCATCTCGCCCTCGCAGAGCAGGATCTCGGCGCCGGCGGGGAGCTCGAGGTGGGGCCAGAACCCGTTCGGCGCTCCTCCACCCTTCGACCAGCGCCATTTCTGCCGGCCGTTCGGGGTGTAGATGCGGTAGCGGGTCCGGAGTTCGCCGTTGGGGTAGAACTGCGCGAAGACGATGGCGCCGGCCAGGAACCCAACGCCGAACCGTGACAGCCTCACCGGATCCCAGAGGCCGCGGCCGCGGAAGTGCTGCCGCGCCCCCTCGGCTTCCTCGGCCTCCATCAGGTTGTGGATCGCGGAGTCCAGGAGTTCGGGCGTCATCTTCTGGGGCGCCCGCTGCTTGCCCTTGCCGAGCTTGGGCAGCGGCACGCTGAGCAGATCGCCAACCTGCTTCGCTGCCTCCCACGAGCTCGGGAGTCCGTGCAGGTCCTGCCACCACTCGAACAGGTCCATCTCCCGCCCGCACTGCCGGCATTTCAGGTAGCCGGTGTTCATCGAGATCGACGCGGACCCGTCGGTGTCCGAGCAGCAGGGGCAGCGGGCCGCCTGCCACTCCTTCGATCTTCCGGGCACAGCATGGACACCGAGAGTGTTCAGGCTACTCTGAGACGCGCCGAACGCTTCCTTGACCACCCGGAAGTAGCTTCGTTCCATCAGTCCTCGTAGATGCACAGCGGGCCGCGACTCTCCCAGTGAGTCGCGGCCCGCGTTTCTTGAGCTCAGTGTCGATCAGGCGTCGCCGTCGATGAAGTCCTCGGCTGCTTCGTCCTGGGATCTGAGGTTGCCTGTTTCGTGCTTCGCACGCACCTCGTTGTAGAGGGCGTAGGCTGCGCGTTGCAACTCATCGGGCACTCTTTCCGTCGTCTGCCACGCCATCTGCATCCGGTAGAAGGTCGTGGTCTTGCCGCTCTTCAAGGTCTTGTGGTCTTCCGTGACCCGAACCACCGCGGGGTGTGCCCACAGATTCTTCCGGCTCATCGTCCAGGTGGACACGAACTTGGAGCCGGCCTTGTAGCTGGTGCGCGAGAAGCGCAGCATGCAGGGACCCCACTCGGTGAAGGCCACGAAGTGGTGGGTCTGGGCGCCGAGCGGCGGTTCGTTGCGCTCGTTGTCCCAATCGAGGCACTTGCGGCACTCCTCGCAGAAGCCGTATTCGGTGCCTTCGACGCCGTCGGGGGCGATGCAGGTCTTCAGGCCGTCGTAGCGCGGGTTGTCGTCCTTGGGGAACATGGCGTTCCCCTTGTGGTAGTGCGCGATGATGAGGCGCAGCGGGCCCTCGGGGAGCACCTGTTCGGTGCCGGTGTGCATGAACAGGCCGGCGTCGGCGCCGTCGACCTTGTCTTGCACCGCCTGGCTGGTTCCCTGCAGGAGGGACAGGGCTGGGAGGATCAGGTCGTCGGGATCGACGTGGTCGCGTCCGACGACTGCGGGGACACCTTCGACGACGACGGGCGCGCTCAGCGCGAACATGGGCAGCAGGTCGTTGCCGTCGAAAGGCTTGGGATCCCAGACGATCATGCCGTCGGGGACTTCAGCGTCTTCTGGTTGCTTCTTGCTCATTTTCTCACCTTGGTTCTTAGATACCAGATTCCATCTCTCTTGAACGCCCTGCTCTTGACCTTGCCGGGAATCCGGTTGCGGCGGGCCCTTGCTTCAGCATGACGTCTTTCCATCCTGCGGAGGATGACATACCAACCGTCATCGCCGAGGTGGACACTGACGATCGATTTGCTCATCCCTTCGTCTTCCTGTAGTAGTTGTCGAACCCCCGACAGGAGACGTTCGGCCAGGTGTTCAGGCCGAAGAACTCGGGGACGTCGTCCTGGTCGAGCTTCTCACCTTGGATGTCGTTCTTCAGGCGCTCGACCACGCTCGGCTTGGACACGTCTTCGAAGGTGAACTCGGCCAGGTCGCCGTAGCGCTCGTGCAGCCAGGTCTTGACTTCCTCACGGTTCGCCGCGTTGCACTTGATGCTGAAGTCGTCGCTCAGGTGGAACGACAGGCCTTGGAACGGGCTGTCATCCGCGGGGATGTAGCCCTGCTGCTGCTCCTCGAGCATCGCTTCGACGAGTGCGGCCTTGGCGCCCTTGTGGATCTTGTCGGCGGCATCGCTGGCTGCCTTGGCGTCCTTGTAGTCGACGCGGGTTTGGAGGTAAGCCTCAATCGCTTTTGGGATCTTGTTGCTCATGGTTCTTTTCGGGGTGGAGCTCGAGGACCATCTCGAGCAGGAGCGGGACGACTGCCCCGGGGCGGTGCTGGATGTAGAGGCCGAGCTTTTGCTCGGTTGTGCAATAGGGGTAGAGCTTGTCGGTGAGCTTCCGGAACTTGGAGTATTCAGTCATGGTGAAGAATGCCGGCCGTCTGCGCCCGCTGCCAGCACTCCGGGCAGTCCTGCGGTTCCAGTCGCCGGATGTCGTTGCGGCCCTTCTTGAGGAAGCGGCGAAGGAGGACGCGGCCGCAGAGGGACGTGCGCTCGCCGGGTGCAAAGTAGTGCAGGAGGTGGGAGGCGTGGGCGGTGGCCCAGCCGGAGGCGAGGGAGTGGTTCGGGTCAGTCACGTCCAAATCTCAGGTATTCGTCCATCGAGTCGAAGCCGCCCTCGCGGTTCTCTGATCGGTCCATCTCCGCGTCCTCGAGCATCAGCGCGTCCTGGTTCTCGATAAGGTAGGCGTGCAAGTCGGGCCACTGCGGGATCCAATCCTGGCGGAGCAGCCAGAGGAGGTAGTCAGGCGGCACCTCCTCCATCGGGATTCCCTTGTGCTGGCCCCACGGTATGGGGGTTTTGTCGGTGACCTTCTGACGGGGTGGCTTAGGCATCGCGCCACATCCAGATTCGTTGATACCCGCGCGCCGGGATCGGTTCGCGGAACGGCTTCGGCGCGCTGAGTTGCCATCCCCAGAACCCTCGCTCATGCCATCCGTCAGGCTCGTTGTGCGGGTCGATCACCCCCGCGAGGATCACGGTGCCGAGCACGCATCCTGTAGGCAGATCGCGCGGGACCGACGGCAGGTCGAACTCGTTCTCGATCCACCGGCATAACGCACGGTCGGTCTTGCGCGCGGCTGCGTGAATCGCGATGCGCCGCCCAATCAGAGAGTGGGGCGGTCGCCACGAGCGGTTTTCGATGTCCTTGCCGGCTTCCATGATCGCCCATGCCCATGGCTGCCAGATGGTGATGGCGGGGATGGCCCTGGTCGAATCACTCATCGCTCTGCGCCTCATTCAGTGTCGTCATGGTCAGTTCTCCGAGTTCCCGTAGGGCCGTCTCCGACCGTCGTAGTTCATGATCTCATTCTGCAAGACCTTGGCCGCGTCCGGCTTCAGGAAGAGCACGGTGATATCGACCTTCCCGTCGAACTTGCCGCTTTTGGTCTTCATCTCTGCCGTGACGACCATGCTCTTCACGTCTTCGTCTCCCTCTGCGAACTCGCAAACGAAGCGATCCAGCGGATGGAGATTCTCCGGCGCGCTGTCGATTGCGAACACCGTCACCTCAGATCCGCACTTCGAGCACTGTTGCGTTGCCATCAGTTGTCCGACCTCCTGTGCGGCTGCCGACCGCCGCTCTCGATCTCGTAGCGCAGCACCGCGGCCGCGTCCGGCTTGAGCATGAGAATGATCAGGATCTCTTGCTTGATCTCGCCGGTGTCCTTGTTGATCGTCAGCGTCGGTAGGTTCGCGCTCTTGATCGTGTAGTCGCTCGCGTAGAGCTCGGCCAAGGCCTTTTCCATGGGGTGCGTCTCCATGGTGGTGCCGCACTTGGGGCCCAGGGGGTATTTGTTCATCTCTTGAACCTCATCTCCATGTGCTCCCCGATGGCAACGATGCCCTGCATCTTCGCTTCCTCGTCCGCGTCACGCGGCTTGTGCTTCGTCGCACCCAACCAGGCGAAGTGCGGCGAGCTGGCGAGGCCCTCGTTGGGAGTGCGGTGCTCACGGTCCTCGAAATAGGGCACGCCCCAGCGACCATCCTCGAAGCGGAAGGACGCGAACAGCCAGTCGGCTGCTTCCTCGAGCCACCACTGCACTGCTTCGAGTTCTTCCGGTGTCGGCGCTATCAACACCGTAAAGCTCTTGATCGCCTGAGCCAGCACCCAGACGCCCCAGAAGTGGATGCCGATCTCGCTGGCCGAGTAGTGCAAGTTGTCGCCGCCCCAGCGGGCGAAGCCGATGCCGTGCTCGTTGAACCGTTGCTTGAACGCCGCTTTGTCGATCAGCCACCGCTCCCAGGTCCGGGTCCCGACCATGTTGGCGAGATCGATGTCGCCGTGCGACATCAGCGCCCGGTAGAGATCGACGCCGGTCTTGAGGATGCGACCCTGCCCGCGCTCGGTCGGACTGTTGGCGTGCGCGGTGCCGCGCGGCACCGCTGGGTTGTCGCGCATGAACACGTGCGCGGCAGCCTCGAGCAACATGTGCAGCCCTTCGTCCTCGTGGTGCAGGATCGACGTCTGCGCCAACGGAGAGAACAGGCAGTAGTGCTGCTGGTCCTGTTGGTTCTCGAACACCGCCATCCGGTCGCGCCATGGCTCGTCCGGGTTCGTGTATCGGATCCAGCCCCGGTCCTTGCTCTTGGAGTGGATGATCGCGCCGTGGGTCTGCAGATCCGGGTAGTCGGCCTCGGTGACCAGTCGACCGTCGTCGTGGTGCTGAAAGTAGCCGCCGTAGCCTCCGAGCATGTAGAGGTTCGGGAGAGGGGCTTCCTCGTGCGTGATCCCCATGTAGGGCCAGAGGCCGCCGGTCTGGTTGGGGTTCGGGGGGCAATAGGGGTTCGGCCGAAGGAAGTCATCCGGGTCCTCCACTCCCCTCGTCACGGTCAGGTTCTGGAAGTCGATCTCGAACCGCTGCACCGTGGTCCCCTGGCCGTGCATGATCCGTTGGTCAGACCACCGCTCGATCTGGGCGTCGACCATCGGGTGGAACTCGGATTGGAGTCCGATGTCCTCACGCTCGAACGTCGGCGCCTCGAGGCTGGTATCGCCGTAGACGAGCCGCAGGTGGAACGTCACGATCGGACACCCCGACCGCGCCATCGCCCGCAGGCGCAGCCAGGCGTTGCCGATCTTGGTCAGCGCCTCCCAGACCGCGCGGCCGTCAGCGTAGATGTTGAGGAGCTTGGCCGATGCGAGGATGAGAACTCGAGATCCGGGTTCGTCGCCGTTGGCGAACAGTGTCCACCCCTGCTCCTCGATCTTCTCGAGCAGGTAGGGGTTGGGATGGAACTCACGTGTTTGGGGGATCTTCATGCTTCGTCCTCCTGTCCAACAACTCCACGACCCGGATCTCGAGTTCTTCGATCCGGTTCTGCTTCGCATGTAGCTCGGTGTGCAGCTCGTCAAGTTGTCGCTGATGCTGCTCGATCAGCCGGCGGTTTTTCTCCCTCTCAGCGTCGCGGTCCATCTGCATCTGGATGCGAATGGAGTGCACCTCCTGCAGTAGCTGCAGCGTGACGTGGTGCGGGTCGTAGGGGCTGAACTGGTTGTTCGGCATCTTCATGGTGCGTTCCTCTTCTGGCATTGACGACAAGGGGCTTTGCGCTCCCAGTGAACGTGTGGCGGCTGCTCGACCCCGCAGGTGGGGCACTCGTGCGCTCTCCGATCCTCGCGCTGGGCGTCCTCGAGGTGCTGCCGACAGTAGGCTGATCGCCCCCAATAGCGGACGGCGTAGCGATCGCACTCGCAGCATTCGGTGCTCACGCCAAAGCCTCGCGCAGCTCGCGAATGGAGAGGGATCGAAGCGCTACGTCGGCGTCCTTCTGCTTCGCCGCGAGCTTGCGGTGCAGGTAGCCCTCGAACGTTCCTGCCACAATTGGGATCTGCACTTGCACCGTGCCCTTCTGACCGATGCGGTGCACGCGGTCCACAGCCTGCGCGTTGATCGCCGGCGACCAGTCCCTGCCGAAGAAGATCACGTCACGCGAGCACACAGCGTTCCAGCCCTCCGCGATCTTGACCTGGCAGAACAACACCTGCACTCCCCCGGAGGCGAAATCGGCGAGGATCTTGTCGCGGTTCTCCAGGCTGGTCTGGCCGTGCATGACAGCCGAGTCTGCCCACTGCTCAGCGAGCCAGAACATGGGCGTGTTGAAACGCGAGAAGACGAGCGGCTTGCCACCCTGCAGGAGGATCGTCTCGATCGTCTCTTGCAGCCATTCGATCTTGGCTGCCTTCGGGAAGATCACGTGACCAGGTCGGCCGGGGACCTTCTCGGCGTGCTTCGAGATCAGCGGGGTCACGCGCTCCAGATACTGCTCGGGGATCCCCCCGAGGAACCCCTGGGCGATCTGTTCGAGCCGCAGCGTGGCCTCGAGCGCGGAGCGGGCGCCGGGCGCGAAGACGTTCATGTCTTGGGGGAGCTCAGCGAGCTCGACCAGCGCGAAGTCGCGCATCATCGCGTAGACCTTCGCGCAATGCGAATCGAGGTCGAAGTCGGGATAGGTGAAGACCTTCTCGGGAAGGTCGAGCACGTCTTCCTTCTTTCTTCTCACCTGCACCGTGTTGACGATTGCGTTGAGCTGCTCTTTCGCGGTGATCGCGCGCACGACCGACTGCACCCGCTTCTTGACCTTCCCGTCGGCCGCTCGCGCGTATTCGTATTCGACGCGGCCGCGCACCAGGTGGAACTTGTCGAACTGCGCGAAGCTGCTGTAGATGCCAGGGCGCACGATGTGGAGCTGCGCCCAGAGGTCTTCCAGGGTGTTGCGCACCGGGGTGCCTGACAAGCACAGGCGGCACGCGGCGCCGCCGACGCTCGGCGCGAGCTCGTCCATGATGAACTGCGTGCGCGCCGCCTTGCGGTTCTTGCAGTAGTGCGACTCATCGAGGATCAGGAACTGATCCTGGATCCACTCGACCAGGGTGCGCTTCTCGGGATCCGGCAACCGATGCAAGAGGTCGTAGTTGATGACCGCCGCCTTGCGGTCTTCGCCGCCGTCACCGTGCTTCAGGTAGTGACGCAAGAAGCCGAAGACATCCGCGCGCTGCTTGGTGGTGCCGTCGATCAGGAAGGGTTGCACGTAGCCGATGGTCGCGTCGATCTCCCGGATCCAGTTCCGCTTCACGGTCTTCGGGCAGACGATCAGGCAGCGCTTCACGCCGCTCTGCTGCCATGCCCAGATCGCGGAAGCCGTCTTGCCGAGCCCCATGTCGTCGGCGAGGATCGCGCGGAAGTAGAGGTGTTCGAGCGCGCGGATCGCCTGCACCTGGTGAGGCATCGGCTTCCGCCGCCACTCGTCGGTCCACCGCAAAGGCGCGGAGTGACCCGGCGGGGGAGCCAGCTCGACCTTGGCGCGCTCCAGGCGCCCCACGACGGCCCGTAGTCGCTCCAGCACGCCGACGTCGAAGTCCAGGCGGATCCCGGCCGTGTCGAACAGGGGCAGCACTGCGGACGCCCACGGGCGCGCCTGGTAGATGCTGCAGGGCCGACCGCCCGGCAGCCGCCCCGCAGCGAGAGAGCGCTTCCAGCCTGCCCAGGACGCCACGACAGCGTTGACGTCGTCTCGCCCCCCAGGGTCGCCACCCAGAAGTTGAAGCCAACCCTTCGAGAATCTGACCAGACCTTCCATGAACTCCGCATCCGTTGCGCGAAGCCCCGATTGGCCGGCGAACGGAAGGCTTGGGACGGTAGCGAGAGCTTCCGGGCTGTCAAGGCTTCGGATCAGGTTTTTTCGATTTCTGCCTCGAGCAGCACCATCTCCACAGCGGTCGCGTAGAACTCGACCATCAGAGCTCCTCCGCCGGCAGATCCGCGATGCACTCGCGCACGACCCCGTCGGGGATGTGCAGGTCCTCGCCCACGCGGAGGATGGCTGAGACCACGTCCTCCTCCTTGTCGAGCAGCTCGCCGCCCCTGCGGCACTCACCGCCGGCGGGCGCCCGCCATGCTGCGTTTGCGGAAACCAGCACCCCGTAGACGAGGTGCCGCCCGTCCGCGTGCATCCGCACCCGCAGGCTGTAGGTATCGACCTCGCCTTGAGCCAGCGCCTGCCGGTGCTTCCCGAAGTCCCCGCCGGCGTAGCTGTCCCCGCTCCCGCGGGCGATCACTGGCCACTCACCTTCCTCGATCCGGACCGGCGGCCGCGCGGTCAGGGTGATTGTCCTCTGCGTGCTCATGATTCTTCCTCGATCGGTTCCTCAGCGTCGTAATCCCACATATCCCCTTGACCGGGAAGCGAGCGCGCGCACGCGTCGCCGCACGCGCGGCCGGAGTAGATCCCGTGCCGGTCGTAATAGCGTTCCAGGTAGTCGCTCCGCTTCTCGCACACGGGACACGCAAGCCTTTCGTCGTCGTTCATTTCAGGTTCCTGATGGTAGGTCGAAGGCATTGCCTTCGGAAAAGGAGAAGTATCGAGCAGCACCGACGACCACGTGATCGAGGACCTCGATGCCCAGTAGCTCGCCAGCGCTCGTCAGCCGTTCCGTGATCGCCCGATCCTGGTGACTCGGGGTGTGGTCACCGCTCGGATGGTTGTGGGCGAGGATGACAGCAGCGGCGCCGGCGCCGATGGCGAACCGGAACACCTCACGAGGGTGCACGCTCGCTGAGTTCAAGGTCCCAATCGAGACGACTTGAAAGCCGATCACCCCGTTTCGAGCATCAAGCGCCAGCACCATGAAGGCCTCGCGCTCGGATGGGACGAGGCCAAGACCTTGAAGGTCGACCACGTAGCGGGCCGCATCGGCGCCCTTGCGCATCACCCGGAATGGCGGCGCGTCGTCCCGCTCCCGCACCACGTCGTAGACGATGCGCACGCCCTTGCCACGGTAGGCCTTCACGTGATCCATCCCCCGAAGGCGACCCCGTTGCGGCGGAATGGCTTGCCCCCCATCGGGGGAAAGTGCACTTCCGATTCCACCGCTACCGTAGCCTCGCGGCCGATCAGGTCGTCCGGCTGCAAGGTGGTCCAGTCGTCGACGCCGAGCGCTTTGTAGATCATCAGCGCGCGCGCGGCGCCGCGCGGCGACTGCACCAGCTCGTCCCAAGCGGCGAGCCGGCCTTGCCATTCGAGCCGCAGCGACCAGCGGGGGAAGCCGCCTTTGGTCTGGCTGACCCGGACCTCAGCGACGCGAACCGGGTATTCGCCGGCGGGGAGAGTCGAGTAATCGGTCATCGTGCTACCTCGCTGACTGCCTCAATGGCTTCCGCCGACATCGAGCAGACGATCCGCCGCGCAGCCATGGCTACTTCCGGCTTCGCCTTGCTCAGCGGATCGGAGTCATCCCAGGGGATGGGCAGAGTCTGCAGCGTTGTCGCCATCGCGACGACCAAGCGCTTCGTCGACACTTCCGAGGCAACTCGAAGCCCACTCGCAACGTGAGTGATCCCCCAGCCGACTCTATCCTCGCACGATGGTAGCTCGGGCATCCGGCAGACGCCGAACGGTCCGATGATGCGCATCGGAACGCTCACGCGGGCGCCCTTGTTGCACGAGACACTCACCGCTACTAGCTCCCCTGACAGCAGCTTGGCGGCGAGCGCCGTAGCCTCGATCTCGTCCAGCCATCGGGAAAGGGCATCGGCCGCAGGACCAGGATGACGAGCGGCGATCTCGCGGAGTTGACGCGTCTCAGTCTGGTTCATGATCCCTCCAGGTCCTCCAGCGCTCCCCGCCGAACGGGGGGGAGTGGGATCACGTAGCGCCTGTCGAACCAGCAACTGATCCCGAGACAGATGAGGGGGATGGAAACGATCAGGTCGAACCAACTGCCGTGCAGCCAGAGATCGATGAGCCAGATAGGGATCCAGAGACAGATGAGGAAGATGCACACGCTCATGATCGGGATGGTTCTCCGTGGTCGCTCCGTGGTCCCAGGAGCTTAGGGGCGCCGCAAGCTTTGCGGGCGCGCGGGAGCATAGCCTACGGGGAAGGGCTTGTCAAGCTCAAAGCCTTGAGCGCCCATGAAGCTTTGTTGGCACGATAGTTGACATGGTGTCCCAACGGCGTATCGACGCCAAGTCTTGTGCGGGGAAGCCAAAGCCTCAACTTTACAGATCGTTACGTTTTTTGTGTCGCGATCCGCCTTCGCACCCGTGAGGCTTTGGAGAGGGAGCGCAAGGCTTTTCCACAGCCAGCCAGCCAGGCCGGCCGCGCGCCGCCGCCTCGTCCCCCCGCCCTCCGGCGCCGCCGGTCGCCGGCGAGCCCGCCAGGCGGCGACCAGGCGGTGATATGCTATCGGTTCGAGGGTGATCCGATAGCGGGCGGTGTAGCCAGGCGGGGGACCGGACCTGAAGCACCCCAAGCCGCAGCCAGCCAGCCAGGCGGCTCGCCGGCGGGGAGTGAGTGGGACGAGGCGGCGCCGGCGATGCGAGACCCCCTCCCCCGGCGGGGCCGTCGGTGGCCAGGGTGATTCTTCCCCCCGCCCAGAAGCGGCCAAAAGAAACCAAAAATCGCCAGAACGGAAATCCAGATCCGGAGGACAGCATGAGAATAGGGGTTTTTCTTCCTTCTTATCTTTCTCCTGTCCCCTAGTAGTGAGTAGTAGTATACTACCTCCCTAGTTTTCCTTCCTTAAGGGGGGGGGGACAGTGTAGCGCTGTGTTACAACAAGACCCCATTCTTTCCTACGAGGTTTCCACATGTTCGAAGACCGCACGCTCCCTCGAATCGTTCCACTTCCCGCCGGGTCAATCTCGGAGGCCTACCCCGAGAACTCCCGACCCCCGATCCCGAAGGGGTATGGGCATCCGCGCAAGCCGAGCTTGAGTGTGGAGGCGCTGGCAGCGGTGGAGGTCTGCCGGCGGAAGCTGGAGGCGGACGATCTGTGGCTCGAGTCGTGCTCGTTGTCGGTGGTGCTGGAGCTCCTCGTGCACGAGTGGCTTGGCGGGAAGCGCAGCGAGTTCAAGCCGCGGACGCGGGTCGGGCGGCCGCCGTCACCGTGGGCGTCAGGTCCTCCGGCGCAGCGTCCGTGTCACGCCGCTCGGCAGGCTGAGAAGCTCGAGGAGCGGGTGCGTGTGGCGCGGGAGCGGTTGGCATGCGGGGACGTGTTGCCGAAGACGAAGGTGGCGCGTCTGGGTGAGAAGCTGGAGAGGATCTTGGAGCTGGAGAAGACTCCGGCCTGGGAGCGGACTCCGGCGCAGCGGGAGTGGTTCAGGACCTTGTGGGGCGGCCTGAATCCCGCGGAGAAGAAGAAGCTGAATGCGGCGAGGAGGGCTCAGGTGCCTCAGGATGACCCAGGATCGAGTTCGAAGCATTCAGGCTAGGGAATCAGGTTCCTCCATCCGAACGTCGATCCTGAGCCATCCTCCGGATTTCCTCCGAAACGGAAAAGGAAACCCTGGTGGGACTAGGATTAGCTAGGATTCGCTAGGATTCGGACCAGAAAGCTTCGAACCCACTTGCAGAAGATCCACCGACCGGGTAGGAACTTCCTCCCATGGTCGAAACACCCACCGACGAAGTCGACGTTCCGAAGCCGAAGCGGAAGCCGAATCCGAACCTCGCGAACCGCTACAAGTGCTTCGACGACGGTGGCGGGAACTACCGGATCTACGAGATCGCGGGCGGTGACCAGGGTCTCCCGAAGGGGTCGCTGACGCCGATCGCGGGGATGCCGGCGTTCGAGACGACGGCGTCGGCGGAGAAGTTCGTTCGGGACAGCGGGGACCTGCTGAACGGCAAGCAGTTCCTGATCCTGAAGGGGGTGCGCATCGGGTCGATGAACGTGCAGACGATCACGAAGACGCAAGTGACGTGGAAGCCGCGGCTCCCGGCTGGTGGTCCGGCGGCGAAGGAGTCGGGGGGGCAGTGATGGATCTGACTCCCGACGAGATCCGGATGCTCGAGCGGCACCGCGCGGAGCAGGCGGTCGCGAGTCGGCCGGTCGAGACGAACACGCTCCAGTATCCGGTCCGTCAGGCGATCATCGGCTTGGTGCGAGTCGCGCGGGTGATCGAGCCGAAGGAGTCTTGGCCCGGGATTCTGATGAATGCCTTGATCGCGCACGGAGTGACGAAGTGATCGACGACAGCACCGCGGCGTGCCGGGTGTGCGGCTGCACCGACGACGACTGCTCGCAGTGCGTCGAGGCGCAGGGCGAGCCGTGCCATTGGGTTGAAGAGGACCTGTGCTCGAGGTGTTCCGACGAGCTGTGGAGTGAGACATGACCGAAGACACCTATCGCTGCCGCTGGCATCCGCACACGAGCCGATCGGGCTTTCACACGAAGCGGCAGTGCCTCGACTTCCACCGTCGTCAACTCGCGACTGCCACCACCGAGCTCTTCCGCAAGCAGGCGGGACCCAAGTTGGCGGACGAACATCGCCAGGAAGCGGAGGAAGCGATCAAGGAGCTGGAGCAGCCATGACCAACGACAAGCAAGACATCAAGCACCGGTTCAACTATCACGCGCCCCCGCACTACGGCGTCGTCGCGGCGCACACGGCGATCCGGCAAGCGTGCCTGGCGGCAGCCATGATCGTTGGAGAGCACGTCCCCGCAGGCAGGGAGCGCGCGCTCGCGCTGACCAAGCTCGAGGAGGCGATGATGTGGGGCAACGCTGGCATCGCGCGCAACCACGATGCAATTCCAGTGCGGGAAGCGCCCGACTGTGAAACCTCCGAATGAAACCCAAGCGCACCGCCCTCGTCGACCCGAAGGCCGGCGAGCGCCTGGCCGCCGCGGCGAAGGCCGCAGGGGTGGCGACGGTCGCGGATCTTGTCGACCTGGTGGTCGACTCCGGCGCCTTGGCTCTCCCGCCGGCGGATGGCGTCTCGGAGGTCTACACGCTCGAGAACCTCGGCGCGCAGATGCACGCGCAGATGCCGGCGGCGCCGGCGCGGCGTCACGAGTGGTTCGAGGGGTTGGTCGACGCGCAGAGGATCGCGCTGGTCACGTTGCTGCGGGCGCGCGGCTACTCGAGCATGGTGATCTCGCGCGACTTCGGGATCCACGAGCTCGAGGTGAACAAGATCTTCGCGCGCTACGCCGACGATCTGGGCGCGCAGGTCGTGAACGTGCGGCTGAACACGCTGGTCGGCAACATGCAGTTGGTGTCGGAGCGCGCGGCGGAAGGCGCGATGCAGAAGGACGATTGGGCGACCTACTGGCGGATCCAGAAGGAGCTGATCGCGATGCTGCAGTCGCTCGGGATCGTCAAGCAGGCGATCCGCAAGGTGGAGGTCGCGCACAAGTTCGAGGATCAGCAGAAGGCCGAGGTCGACGCGTTGCTCGAGCTCGAGCGCAAGCAACGGGAGCGCCGCGAGGAGATCAAGCAGGCGCAGGTCATCAGCATGGACGCGGTGCCGGCGCTGGAGTTGCCGGCGCCGGCGTCGATGGAGGAGAAGTTCGAGGACGATGAAGATCAGATGTGAACTGACGGCGGAAGCTGAGTGGGAGATCGCCGAGATCATGAAGATCTTAAGATATCTCGGACAGTCCAAGTCGATTGAGTTGGTCGATCCGACGGCTCAGATCAGATTGAGTAATGTCTTACCATATAAGAAGAACATCAAGAGACGGGCATTAGACGCTCTTTCGTCGATCGGCGTCTACACCGTTGGCGATTTGATAGAATGCGGATGGAGGAAGGTCGCTGGTCTTCGGAATGTCGGACCTTCGACTCTGAGGTATCTCGAACGATCGATGAGAGAGATCGGCATCAAGTTACAGGTTGATGACTAAGCCCAAGATCAAAGAGAAGCTGCTCTTCCCGAATGTCTGCGACACCTGCGGGTGTGCCAACCCGAGCCTCGAGCGGATTCCCCCGAAGGCCTGCGCGAGCTGCGGCGCGGCGTTCGAGAAGGTCAGCTACAAGGTCCCGTCCTACAACGAGCATCCTCGGGCTCGCGTCCCTTACGACAACCTTGATGTCTAGCTACCTCAAGAACCTGGCGAAGCCGAGTGACATCCAGGAACACCTCGGCCTGATGCACGGCTTGGCGTGGAGTTGCAGACGGGTCGTCGAGCTCGGCTTCCGCACCGGGGTGAGCACGTCGGCGTTCCTGGCCGCCGGCGCGAAGGTGCGCAGCTACGACTCCGACCCGTTTTGCCGGCCGTTCGTGCAGAAGCTGGCCAAGGAGTATCCGAAGACGTTCGAGTGGAAGCTGGGGGACTCTCGGGATGTCGACATCCCTGCTTGCGATCTGCTGCTGATCGACACTGACCATACCTACGAGACGACGCTGATCGAGCTTTGCCGGCACCAGCACATGGTGTCGACCTGGATCGTGCTGCACGACACGGTCAAGTTCGGCCTCAAGGACAGGCCGCCGGGGAAGGGCCCCGGGGTGATGACGGCGATCCACTACTTCCTTATGGCGTCGGAGCAGCATTCCTGGAAGCAGTGGCTGCACCTGAACAACTGCAACGGTCTGACTCTGCTGAAGAGGGTCGATTGATGATCGACTACCCTGAAGGCCTGCCGTGCTGGGCGCCGGGGGCGGCGGACTACCTGGAGTCGATCCTCGAAGGCAACGAGGTTGGATTCGAGTGGGGCGGTGGAGCTTCGAGCATCTGGCTCGCGCCGAAGATCCGACGCCTCATGGTGGTGGAAACGAGTGTGGAATGGGCTGACTGGATCCTTTCCTTTACGAACAAGAACATCGGCGTTTGGGTCCGTGATTTCAAGGACTTGGGATACTTGGGGTTGGCCAGGACCTGCTGGCCGCGTCCGAATCTGTGGCTGATCGACGGCTACAAGCGCATCGAGTGCTTCGAGGAGGTCCTCGACCTGGCCAAGCCCGGCGACATCATCGTCTGCGACGACTCGGCCGACTATCTGGACGGCCGCGCGCCGGCGCACGCGAAGACGTTCAGCCAGCCGCATCCGCACGCCGGGATCCCGATCAACCACAAGAAATACGGAAAGCTCGGTAATTCATTGCTGAAGGTCCACCACGCGACCAAGGACACGACTATATGGCGGGCCTGATCTACACCGCCAACCTAGGTGGCTACGATCGGCCTCGCCGCCTGAAGGTCGAGCCGGAGCTCGGCGTTCGCTACTGGATGTTCGGCAACGGGATCCAAGCGCGGGGTTGGGATCCGTTGCATCCGCCCTGGCCGGTGACCAAGTCGCCGCTCAAGTTGGCGCGCGAACTCAAGGTGCTGATGCCGATCCTGCACCCGCTCATGGACTGGTTCCTCTGGATGGACGGCACCATGCAGTTGAAGGCGCCGGTGCTGCCGTGGATCGAGAAGCTGCTCGAGTCCGGCGTCAACTTCGCGGCCTTCCGGCACAACGAGTTCGGCTGCTCTTACCTGGAGATCGACGCCTGCATTGCTCGCTGCAAGGACTCCAAGAGCAACCTGGAGGCGGCGCGGACCATGCTGCGCAAGAGCCGGTTCCCCGACGACTACGGCCAGGTCGCGACGGGGTTCTTGTGGCGCCGGTCGTGTCCGGAGGTGCGTGAGCACGCGCGCACCTGGTGGGAGGCCATGAAGGCGACTACGATGCGGGATCAGGCGACCTTCATGTGGGCGCTGAAGGCGTGCGGCCAGGAGGTCGAGTATCTGCCTGGTCTGCACACGAAGAACAACCTGGTTCACTACCATCGCGGACATGAGAAGTAAGCTCATCATCCTCCTCTTCGCTCTCTGCGCCAGCTCGTCGCAGGTCAAGGCACCCAGGGTCTGGGCGCGCTCCGAGCAGATCGAGGATGGACACTTCGAGGTGTTCGTGCAGACGGAGATTGTCAGGGGTTGGGCAGCGGCCGATCTCTACGTCCACCGTGGGTCGCCGAAGTGGGATGGCGTCGTTCTCCTCGGTTTGGACTTCCTGCCGGAGCCGCTGCCGCTGCAGGTTGGCGCGGTGCATGTCAACATGCTCGTCTGGTTCGCGTGGCTCGTCGCCGATCACGCGGAGTTCGGCGGCGGCAAGGTGCGCGAGCTGCTTCCCAGTGACGGCCTGATCTCCTACTGCATTGACTCGCCGAACGATCCCGAAGCACGGCTCGATGCGTGGCTGTCGATCGTGACGCCGGCCTTGATGCCCGAGGGGATCCCGCTGCTGGTGCAGATCGTCTGCCGCGACGAGGCGGGTAGGCTGATCGGGGGGCCGGTTTTCCGTCTGACTTCTGGTCCGACGATGGAGGTGCGGTGAAGATCCTGGCGGTCACGTGCTTGACCGGGGGCGAGGACCTGGTGGTCATGGCCGAGGAGATGCTCAGCTCGCTGAGGGAGTGCATCCCCGCCGGCGTGGACTTGATGAGTTCATGCGTGACGCAGGGCGCGGCGCGCCGTGTCGACGGTCTTCTGGTCGACTGTCAGCTTGTGAGGAAGAAGAACCTTGGGTTCGCTGCCGGCATGAACGACGCGATCGATAACGCGGTCAATGCTGGATTCAATCCTGATCGCGTGCTGTGCTTGAACACGGATTTGCAGTTCCCTGACAAGGACTGGCTTCGAAAGTTGATCCAGGCCAGGCCGATCGAACCGCGTATCCTTTGTCCGGCAACTGACAAGACGGCGCTCTACAAGCAGGACGGGCCGAAGGACAACAAGTCCTTCGACGAGGTCGAGGTTTCCGCTTACTGTTGGCTGGTGCCGTTCAAGTGGTGTCTGCTCCTGTTGAATCGATATCGTTTCTGGCTATTCGATCCGGAGTTCTTCGCGTTCGGAGAAGACAACCAGACGGCGTTCATTCTGGCAAAGTGGTTCGGCCCGAAGGTCTTCCATGTGGTGCCGCGATCGTTTGTGAAGCACCTGCGGCACAAGACGTCGGAAGTCGTGAAGCCGGATCGGCGAGCTAGCAGCAGGCTGCTCAGGGAGTTCTTCCAGGACGAGCTGAAGAACCCGAAGCTGCGGTCTGATCTCAAATCGTGGGCGCAGCGCTACGTCAGGGTGTTGAAGCCGTGAGCAAGTGCATTGAAGCTACTGAGGTTCTTCGGGTTGGTCACGTGACCACCAGAGGCTACATACAGACATGCCTTGGGAGGCGCGGAAGTCAGGTTTTGGCTCACAGGCTCGTATGGGAGGAGTGCTTCGGCCCAATCCCAGAAGGATTGTGTGTCTGCCATCGATGCGACAACAGGTCCTGCGTGAACCCGGGGCACCTGTTCCTGGGAACGCACGCGGACAACATCGCTGACCGGGACCGCAAGGGTCGCACAGCTCGCGGGGAGAAAATACGATACCATTCAGCGAAGGTTGGCTGGGTTGAGGTCAATGAGATGCGTCGCCTTAGGTCGGCTGGGTGGACTCAGCAGGCTCTTGCGGACAAGTTTGGCCTTTCCAGAACAGGGGTTCAGAAGATCGTCAACGGAGATAACTGGTGCAAAGACTAGTCACCTTGGCGATGACGACCTATTCTCAGCCAAAAATGCTGGGAGTCCAGTTCGACACCATCAGGTCCTACCCGAAGGACATTCTGGACCGAATTGAGCTGTCGATTGGTGACGATCACGGAACGCCTGAGGTCGAAATACCGGAAGACGTGAAGCTGCTGCTTCCGTGCCAACTGTTTCGCGCTCTGGAGGACATCCACTGGAATCAGCCCGGGATGAGGAACCTGCTCCTCGAGCACGTGCGCACCCCGCTGGTCCTGTTCGTCGATGTCGATATGACGTTCCCTCCCGGCATGATGCGGATGATGCTCGCTGCCGGCGACGCGCTTCCCCGAGGGTGCGTTGTCCGGTTTTGCCTCCGGCATCGAGGTGGCCCGTCGAAGGGGAAGATCGATCGAAGCTCGCCGAACACCTGGTTCGCGCATGCAGCGGATCTGCGCCGGATCCAGGGCTACAACGAGGACTACTGCGGGGCGAAGGGCTGGTCGGACGTCGAGCTGCTCGACATCGTCAAGTCCGTCTACCGCGTGATGCACGTCCCGTCGCTTTTTGCCGAGTTCTACGGCACCGATGAGATCGAGGACGCTGCGGTGTCTACACTGGATCGATCGACGGCGCGCAATAAGAAGATCCGAGTGAACAACGTTCGAGTTTCGAAGCAGATGGGCGGCTGGCTGAAGTTCGCTAAGCGTCCGGTGCCGCGGCTCCGCTTCAAGTGGGAGAGGCGGTGGTAGCCGATCCCGAAGACTTCGACATCGACAGTCTGCGCTCCGAGCGGATCCGCCGGCAGAGGGACTGGTATCTCTCCGAGGAGGGCTTCCTCGACTTCGTGCGGGACAGCGGCGCGGCGCCCGATGCCGAGTTTCAGCCGCACGGTCGCTACGCGCAGGAGCTCATCACGTGGGATCCGGTCCCGGACCCGGACGTTCCAGGCAAGTTCTCGTTCAAGAGCAAGCTCGTGCTCTGGCCTCGAGGCAGCTTCAAGTCTCAGGTCTTCAACGTCGGGCAGATCGCGTGGCTGATCGCGAAGGACCCGAATCTGCGCATCCTCGTCACGTCGGAGACCAACCGGCAGGCGGTCAAGTTCGTCAAGGAGACCATGAAGATCGTGGCCTCCGAGTGGTTCAAGGAGCTCTTCGGAACTCACGATGCCGGGGAGTGGAAGCCAGGGACCGGCACGTTCACGAGCTCGCTGCGCACACGCAAGGGCATCAAGGATCCGACCCTCGCGGCTTCCGGTGTCGGCGAGGTGCAAACCGGCGCCCACTGGGATCTGATCTTCTACGACGACATCTGCTCGCAGGAGAACACCCGGACCCCCGAGGCGATCGAATCGCTGTGGGATTGGTTTGGCGAGACGCAGGCGCAGCTTGACCCCGGCGTCTTGGCGCCGGACGGAGTGACGATCTGGGGCGGGCGCACGTTCATGATCGGCACGCTGCACCACTACAGCGACATCTACTGCCGCATCATGAAGGACCACGAGCTGCTCGAGGAGTTCGACCTCAGCCGGCACGCGTGGGCGGATCCGATCGTCGATCCGCGCGGCACCGCGCCGACGACGTTGTTCTTCCCGAATCGGCTCACGCGCAGGTTCGTGGCGATGCAGAAGAAGAAGCTCGCTCCGCGGATCTACGCGTGCTTCTACGAGAACCGACCGACCACTGGCGAGGAGCAGCTCTTCCGGCCCGAGTATTTCCGCTGCGTTCCTGACGAGAGCATCCCGCAGTCGATCTGGACCTACATCCTGACCGACATCGCGTTCATCGCTGACGAGAAGCGCAAGGGGCGTGCTGATCGCACGGCGTTCTGGGTCGTGGGTCTCGACTGCAACCGGGTCGCCTACGTGCTCGACGTCATCGTCGGTCGCTGGAAGCTCAGCGACTCGGTTCGCATCGCCTGCGACCTGTGGAACCGCTACCAGTGGGCGAACATGAAGGGGATCACGTTCGAGAAGACCACCCACCAGGAGCTCGTCCTGTCGGTGCTCGAGGAGGTGAAGCGGCAGACCTTCATCCGTCCGCGCATCATTTCGATCACCGGCCGCAGCCAGGAGGTCAAAGAGATGCGCATCGAAGCTGCGGAGCCTCGATGGCGTGCCGGCGACATCTACTTCGCGCAGTCCGTCCGCGACAACTGGCGCAAGTGGAAGCCGATGTTCGACGAGATGACCGAGTGGCCCTTCAGCTCGCACGATGACGTGCCGGACGCGATCTCGGATCTCGACAAAAAGGACGAGCGCAACCCTCGGAGTCCAGTGTTCTTCTGTCCCCACCCCCCGCCGGGATTCGCTCAGCATGCCGTGCGGCGGTTCCAACCTGATACCATCAACGGGCGCTTCAACCCCGAGCGCGGCTACCCTGCGCGCGACATGGTTCGCGCCGATCAGCTAGGAGGCCATGACCTGTGGTCAAGATCGACCTCTACGACGCCACCAAACCATCCCAGCCCACACCGCAGCGAAGGAAGCGGCAGTATCTTCCAGCAGCCACCGCCGCCGCCAACCAAGTGGGAGTAGTCCTCGTCCGCGAGTTCGGCCAGCAGGGCTGGATCCTGCAGGCGATGCAGGCGTGCCAGGAGGCAGTGCAGAACTGCATCGAGATGCTCTCGGGCACGGTGGCGCCAAGGATGAACAACCAGCCCTTGGGTCAAGGCGGCCAGTATGCGTTCCCCGCGCGCACGCGCGAGGAGCTCCAGGCGTCCGCGGCTCAGGCTGCGCACCATGGCCAGGTCAGCCAGGCGCAGGTGCAGCAGGTGCAGATGGCTGCCCAGGCAGACCAGGCGCTCGCCAACGGCGAGCTGGACATGTTCGCGGTCCTGCAGCGACAAGCAGGCTTCGCCGATCCCGCATCGCAGGGTGAGGCACAACCGACTCCGGAGGCGAAAGGTGGAAGCAACGAGTGGCTCCTTTGAGTGCATCGAGTGTCACCGCACGAAGCGCACGCGCCGCGGCGGGCAGACCAACTTCTGCTCGCGTTCATGCGAGCGGCGCTACATCCAGAAGAAAGCCCGGGAGGGCATAGAAGCGAATGCTCGACATCGTGATGGTGGGGCACCGCCCCAACTACGCTCGGATCGCTCACCGCGGCCTTGACGTCAAGGGAGCCCTGACGACGTCGGTCATCAAGGGCTCGCTGCCGTCGATGGTCGACCTGGTCGGCACCCCCGGCAAGGTGGTGCTCTCGCTCGAGGGCGGCACGCACCACGACTTCGAAGCGGCCGAGGCCTATCTGCACTCGCAAATGCTGGCGTGGCAGATCGTGCACGCGAACGAGCTCACGAGCTTCTACGAAGCGATGATGCGCGGCCTCGAGAAGTGCCAGTCGCAGCTCGTTGCGATCGTCCCGGCGTGGGTGGAGGTGACGGACAAGCAGTGGGTGCAGCGGATGATCTGGGCTCTCGGCAAGGATCCGACGGCGCTCCTCTGCGGGACGTTCGCGGAGCAAGGCGGAGCTCGCGACCTGGCGCCGTGCATCGTCCAGCAGCGAGCGTGGCCGGGCGGAGACTTCTTCGTGGCGCGTCGCGTGAAGCTGTGGGAGAACCTCAAGCTCTGCAACCAGCCGGACAAGCCGTGGCAGCAGCAGCTCGCGGACGCAGCATCAGCGAACGGGTGGCGCATCTGGGCGCACGCTGGGGTCAGGTTCCAGGTTCTCGAACACGAAGCGCATGAGAGGAGGTCGACGGTTGGGACGAAAGCAGGGACTGCCAAGGGTCGCTCTCGCAGACGACACGAAGCTGATCTTCCATGACGACTACCGGAAGGGGTGGAAGTGGGGCTTCGAGTCGATCGGCTGTGAGGTGCAGACCTTCGACATCGCCGAGCTTCGGAAGGGACTGCGGATAGGCGGCATCCCGAGCGCGCTCTCGATGGGGCGGAACTTCGCAGCGAAGCCCATCGCCGACATGATCGCGAACTGGAGTCCGGATCTCGTCCTCGCGCAGCACGGCCGCGCAGCGAGCAACCAGATGTTCCTGGATCGTCTCAAGTCACGAGGGATCAAGACGGCGACCTACCTCGCCGACGAACCCTACGAGACCGGCGAGACCGCGGCCTACAGCCAGGGCTTCGACCTGGTGTTCACGATGGACCCGTGCACGCTCGAGGTGCACCGTCGATCTCGAGCGTCCCGCGACGGAGTCTTCTACCTCCCGCCGGGTGTCCACACCGATCACTTCAAGCAGCGGCCCTACTTCGACAAGGACGGGCTGGTCATGCGAGACCTGGCGACGCTGTTCATCGGCAACGGAACCCTGACGCCGCGGCCGCGCTGGTTCAAGCCGATCGACCGGGTGGTCGCCGGCGCCGCGTTCCACTACCTGCACAAGACGGTCACCAAGGCCGGCAACCGAAAGGAGTGGATCCCCTACGAGAAGCATCCCGAGTGCTACGGCAACACGAAGCTCGGCCTGAACGTCCATCGCGCCCCGTGGATCACGGAAGAGTGCTGGCAGACGAGGGTCCTGCATCGGCACAAGCAGCACTCGCTGCCTCGAGGTCTTCAGCTCGCGACCGATAGACCGAAGGAGTGGGGGACCGGCTTCTGGAACGACGGCAACCTTCCCGCCGCGCACGTCAACCCGCGCTTCCTCGAGATGGCCGCGTGCGGCACGCTGGTCATCAGCGACAACCACCGCAGCGAGCTGGCGCGGCTCTTCCCTGGAGCGCCGCAGGCATCCGACCCGGACCACTACCTCGAGCTCGTGCTCTACTACCTCGAGAACCTCGAAGAGGCGGAGGCGATCGGACAGAAATGCTCCTACCTGATTTCACGGCGGCACAGCTACAAGCACCGCGCGGCCGAGGTTCTGATCCGAGCTGGCTTGATGGATGCGCTGCCGGACGCGCAGCTCATGTCCTTGGGGGCGCGGGAGGATTGGCTGACTCGCCAGGACTTGCCGCAGCCAGCGGACAGATCACCATCGGAACCAACTGGACCCTCCGAGCGCTGGTCCCCAGCATCTGGCTTGTCGTGGACAAGGCAGTCTGGGAGTCCGAAAGACATGCTCTCGGTGGACCCGCCCACTCCGTGGTTGCTGTAGCCAACCAGGGGATCTTCGGGCAGGGCGTGTTCTCGATGCGGGGTGAGGCGATCGCTCGAATGATCGGCACGAAGCGGATCCAGCCCTACCACATCCGGATCGCCAAACCGAAGGGCACCGTGCTCTGTCCCGACGGGGTCAGGCGCAACGGCGTGACTCTGCCGTTCATGCCGAAGAAGCTCACGGACGAGTTCCACCCAGGCGGCAACAGCCTCTGCTACAGCATCCAGCTCGCGCACCTGATGGGCTGCGAAGAGGTCTTTCTCCATGCCTTCACGCTGAAATCCGGGAGCTCCTACTTCTTCGGCGGGAAGAACCCTGTGACCCGGCGTAGCACCCTCTACGACGCTCGCCGGGCTCTGGACTGGCTTGCGTGGTATCGGAAAACTTGGCCCGGCCGAGCGAAACTTGTGGCAGGATGGGATGGTCCGGTCTACGAGGTTCTTGAAACCATCAGCCAAGATGAACTTCTCCAGCGATCTGAGCGACAAGGCCAAAGGCCACCAGCATTCGAGCCAAAGCCACGAGGTGAAGAACCAGCCAGCGGATGGCACCTCTAGCGCGCTGGCTGCGGTGAAGGCGAGCTAGTGGGTGACCGCGGCGGACTCGACGGCCTGGTCATGAGCCGGGTCGACGCGACTGCGGTCCAGTCCCGCGGCATGGGCAGCTACTCTCGCCGCCCAGGGACGAAGCCTGTCTACGCGCCCTACGACTTGACCGAGCAGGGCACGGGCGACAACTCTCCGGAGAAGCACGCCAAGCTCTACGAAGAGTCGGTCGGCTTCGAGAACCTCGCGAGCGATCCCGAGGTTGCGATGCGGGCGAAGTATGCGGTGCTCGCAGGACTCAAGGACGTGTTCAACGTCATGGAGTTCTTGAGGAACAAGTGGCTGATCTTGTATCGCTACTACCGCGGCGAGGTCTCCAACCACTTCAGCTACGGTCGCACGCCAGTCCACAGCCCGGAGCCCTACAAGGTCGTCGAGACGATGCTGCCGCAGATCGTGCGCACGTTGTTCGGCGGCGAGACGTGGTTCCGTCTGCTAGCCGAGGCCGAGGAGCACAACACCAACAGCCGCGCGCAGGAACGCCTCTGCAAGAAGCAGCTCAAGGCGATGCGACACGCGCAGAAGGCGAAGCGCGGGATCCGCAACGGGCTGATCTACGGGACGGCGATCCAGAAGACCTGGTGGAAGCAGGAGCTCGACACGGTGGCGTATCGAGTCGGCAAGCGTCGCCCCGATCCGAACGTCCCCGGCGGCAGCAAGGTCGAGCTCCAGGAGGTCCGCCGTGAGGAGCTCACGTTCGACGGCAACTTCGTCGACAACGTCGACATCTTCGACTTCCTCTGCCCCCCGAACGCCAGCGACATCGACGACGCGGAGTGGTGCGCGGATCGGAGCATGTGGCCCGACTACAAAGTCAAGGCCATGGGCGAACTCGGCCACTGGCTGAACCTCGACGCGCTGCGCGATCACCCCGGCACCGGCGACACGACCTTCGGCGACGAGTTCAAGGAACGGAAGAGCTACGCCTACGGTGTTTTCGACCCGCGGGCGGCATCGCAGGCGCCGCACATCCCGCACTACCACGTGATCGACTGGTGGGGTCCGCTGGTCATCCGGCAGAACGACGGCAGCTACGTCACCCGGCAGTGCAACGTGGTCATGCTCGAGCCGGACGGTCCGCAGATCATCGCGCGGATCACCGAGAATCCGTATTGGCACCGGCAGAAGCCCTACCAGGCGTGGAAGCCGATCGACCTCGAGGACGAGTTCTACGGCATCGGCGCGATCGAGATGATCGTGAGGCTGTCGCGCGAGAAGGACATCAAGCGCGACCTGCTGCTGGCGGCGGCGCAGCTCGAGGCGAACCCGATGTTCGCGGTCTCCGATCAGGCCAACATCCCCGACGGTCAACTGATCGTGCAGCCGGGTCTCTGTCTCCGCGTGCCGGACGTGCAGAACGCCATCATGCCGATCCACGTGCCGAAGGTGTCGGACTCGGCGCTCAAGGCGGAGAACCTACTGACTGCCGACATCCGCGAGACCGCAGGCACGACGTCTCCGTCGATGGGCGCGAAGGACCCCGCCGGCGGAGGTGGCAAGACGGCGACGCAGCACACGGCCGAGATCGATCAGAGCAAGCTGCGCATCGCGCCGATGATCGAGAACTACGAGGAGCAGGTGATCGTGCCGATGCTCCATCAGATGGCGTGGAACAACCAGCAGTTCCTCAGCTACGAGACGGTCGTGCGTGACACTGGAGGCCTCGGCCTTAACTACACCGACCGTTACACGATCGGTCCCGAGCAGATGCTGGGTCGCTTCGTCGTCTTCCCGTTGGCGTCGTTCAAGCTGTTGACCAAGCAGACGCAGGTGCAGCAGCTCGTCAACATGCTCGATCGCGTGCCGATGCTGTCGCAGCTCTACGGGCCGCAGTCGGTCCACGGACTGAAGCTACTCGCTCACGTGCTCGAGCACGGTTTCGACATCCGCAACGCCGGCGAGTTCGTGAAGCTGCCTCCGGAAGACTCGGAGCTCCTCACCGCGCTGCAGGAGCAGGAGCTCTGGTATCACGGCAACGTGCCGCCCGTGCGCAGCGATGACAACCACCTGCGGCACGTCCACGTGCACCTGCAGGAGATCGCCGGCGATCGCTTCCAATATCTCTACAAGAACGACAACGGCACGGCCGCGCGCGCGCGTGCCCACATCGCGGAGCACATGCAGATCCTGGCTCTGGTCTCGGAGCAGCAGGAGAAGCAGATCGCCGACATGCAGCAGATCGCGAACGCGTTCCAGATCCAGCCACCGGTGATGGGCGGCATGGGTCTCGAGAGCGGCTCGCTCAACATCCCTGGCGCTGGCTCCCCCTCCCAGGAGCCAGGGTCACCCAAGGTTCGTCGCAACGAGATCGAGCGAGGTGAAGGTGGGGGTCCCGCCGGTGCCAATCAGGCTCGGTCTTCCGCGATGAGCCAGGCCCCCAACCCCGGAGCAATGTGATTCGCGAGAAGCTGTTCTCCGACGACCCGACCTGGGACGTGAACGCCCAGGAAGCCGAGTTTCGTGCAAAGCTCGAGGCTGACATCCGGGACATCGAGAGAGACATCGCGTTGGCAGACAAGGCGCTTGCTCTGCGCGCATCTCCGGGTTGGGAGCCATTTCTCAAGACGGTCCGAGCTCTGTTGGACTCGCGCACGGAGGAGCTGATTCTGGCGAAGAACCCTCACGATGCGACGCTTCTGCAGGGTAGAGTCCGCGAGCTTCGAGCTGTGCTCAGCCTCATGCAGAGGACCGAGAGCAGCGTGTCAGTCCTGCGGGATCGCCTGCAGGTTCGAGTGAAGGAGCGCGACGAGCGCTTCGTCGGCCAGAAAGTGAAACCGTTAGGAGCAACATCATGAACAACGAAGGCCTCGGGGCGATCAAGCCCAAGACCGGGGACAACGCTTGCGTGCTGAATCGCGCGAGCGGCTACAAGAAGACCATGGCGGCGATGGACTCGAAGACGCGTTCGGGTCACTCGGCGACCGAGATGAACAACAAGTGGACGAGCGTCCCGGGCAGCGGCTTCGGCGGCAACGTCAAGGGCTACGGCTCCCACTGATTCCTACCCCCCCTCGAAAGGCCTGGGTAAGCCTTAACTGCCCACCACTGCGCTGCAGCCGAGTCGCGCCGGCAACCTTGCGCTGAACACGGAGCGGGAGTCGCGCACCGCCGAACGAGATGACCGAACTACAAGGACAACCTCAACAGTCCGCTTTCAACCAGCGGTCGGATAGTGCTGCGCTTTCGCTGAAGGGAGACATCTCCCGCCAGCTTTCAGCCCTGACCGGACAGCAGGTGGATCTTCCATCCGTCCAGGTCCCCGTGAACGAGCATGGCCAGCCAATCAACCCTGAGCAACTGCCTCCCGAAGGCAGCTACGCACGCCAGCAGTTGGAACAGCAGCGCGCGGCGCGAGCGCAAGCAGAAGCCCTCGCGCAGCACCAGCGAGCTACCAACCCGCAAGGCTACGACGCTCAGCGGCAGGCTGCCCAGCCGCAGCAGCACGAACAACACGAACAGCTATCTCAACGGGCGCAAGAGCGGATCACGTCTCTCGTCTCCCAGCTACGACAGAAGGACCAGGAATACCAGCAGGTGGAGGCTCGCCTCCAGCAGCAAGACGCAACTGCACAGGAGCTGCAGGCTCAGCTACAGGCTGCGCAGCAGCAGATCAATTCGATCATGCAGGAGCACATGGAGAACCTGGACCCCGAGACGCGAGCGCAAGTCCTCATGGACGCGCGCCTGCGGCAGGCCGTCGCTCAATCCGAACAGCGGGTGCTACAAGCATTGCAGCCGCAACTGCGAGCGTTGATGACACGCAACGAGCAGCAGGAGAAGGTGGGTCTGGGGCATCGTTACACCGGCTACAACCCGGTGGACCATGACCATCTGATCGATGAGTTCCGGAGGCACAATCCAAACTGCTCCATCGAGCAGGCGTTCCGCGCAGTTGCGACACCCGAAGAGCTTTCTGTTGGTGGGGCCCGACCTGCGAACCCACCGCCGCCGACGGTGCCTCCCGGAAACGGTGCAGCCACGCCCCGGTATCTCCCTCAGCAGCACGCGCAGCCCGATCCAGTCGAGCAGATGCGCCAGGACGCGGCGGAAGCCGCGCGCCTCGCGCGCAGCCTGGATCCGGAGGATCAGAAGAAGTCGATGGCTCTCTTCGACAAGAACCTGCGCGAGCGTTTGGGGGGAGTGCTACCCGGGCAGCAACAGCGATAGCTGCACGCAGACCAGGGAGACCGCCGGCGTTGGAGGGTGAACAACAACCCCCCAACGACAATGGCTTTCGTAGGCAGTCTGGGAGTCTTGAACTCCTTCGATGTCGGGACAGGCAACCGCGAGGACCTGCTCGACATCATCACCAACATCAGCCCGATGGACACTCTGTTCCTCTCGGGCTTCGAGAAGGTCCCGGCCAACAACATCATCCACGAGTGGCTGGTCGACATTCTCGCTTCCTTCGGCGATCCCGACGTGGGGAACGCCGACGTGCAGGCGGTGCCGGAAGGTTCCGATGCCGACTTCACGACCCTCGTGCCGCGGAAGCGGCTCTGCAACCTCTCCCACATCATCCGCCGCACGTTCGACGTGTCCGACACCCAGCGGGACATCAACACCGCCGGGATCCGTGACGAATACGTCTACCAGTTGCGCAAGGCGTCGATGGAGCTCGCTCGCTTCATCGAGTTCGCCCTCGTGCACAGCGTGCGGCAGTTCCAGGTCGCTCAGGGCAACAACCCGCCCGCGAGCGGCGGCGTGCTCCCGCGCAAGATGGACGGCTTCTACGCGTATGCGTCGGCGGCCGACCCGACCTGCGCGACCACGCTGGGGCTGAGCACGGACGAGATGGGCACCGTCACCGAAGTTGGCGGCTCGTCGCCGGCCAACTGCATCGACGAGTGCACGCTCAACGAGCACCTGCAGGCGATGTGGGAGAAGGGCGCGATGACGGACACTCTCTGGGCCAACGCGGTCCAGAAGCGTTCGCTGTCGAACCTGACGCTCAACCCGAACTCGCAGATTCGCTACAACATCCAGGCGAACGAGCGGACCGTCATCAACACGGTCGACTACTACCAGTCGGACTTCGGGACGCAGCGCGTCTACCTGCACCGGTATCAGAACAACAGCCGGATCGCGACGGCGGAGGCGAACAAGCTCCGCATCGCAGTCCTGCGACCGGTGCTGGCGGTCGAGCTGGCCAAGCTGGGCTCGTCGACCAAGGGCATGATAGAGTGGGAGGGGACGTTAGAAGTCCTTGCGCCCAACGCGATCGGCTACCTCGACACCTTGTGCACCGGCGTTGCAGGGTGCTGAAGGTAATCGAGGGCGGCTTGTAGCCTCTCTCGATCGTCTCCGAACAGACCGAGTCCTCTGTTGCATTTGTTGCAGAGGATTCCTCTGACAAGACCTGATTCGTGGCAATGATCAACTACAGGATGGCGAGCGCCTCGACTGGGACCTCCCAGTTTTTGCTGACATATGGGGCACTTGCCATCCTGCTCTCTCACCATCCGTCCGAAGTCCTCCGGTGTGATCCCGTATTTCTTGAGCTTTGTCTTCGTGTTGGACCTCTTCGCGGCACCAGGGTTTTTAGCCTCCCAGCGACCAAACTGCTCGCGACGCTTGGCGAGGCTGATGGCGATGCACTTGCGGCACCTCCACCTGAAGGCTTTCGGCCCCCTCTCCCAGACCTTGCGAAGGTTGTCTCCAACCAAGGGATGGCCACGACGGCATTCGCCGCCGGGGGCGTAGAGCTTTGCTGACATTCTCGAATCATACCATGAGGCAACGACCCTGCGAACGATGCAGCACGATGGCAGACGTCACTCGGACCAAGAAGAAGGTCCAGGTGACGCTCTGCCCTCGTTGCGGCTTCAAGACCGTGAAGCACCTGGTCAAGAAAGGCCGTGGTGGTTGAGGCGGTCGACCCTCCTGCCGGCGTGTCCGGAAGAAGCTCCGCAACCTGACGATCTCATGAAGTTCGAGTTCCACTGCTACTCCTGCTCGCTGGGCGAGAACCTCACCTCCCGCCCCTTCCATCCCCCGAAGGCACCCGCGTGTCCGAAGTGCGGCTACCAGATGGATCGGGTCTACGGCTGCCAGATCGACACCAGCGGCTGTCGTGACCACGACGAGATCCCTGCTGAGCATCGCATCGCGTGCGGCCCGGGTGACCACAACCTGACTCCTGGGCAGACTGCGGCGATGGAAGCCCGCGCGCAGCGCGAGATCGAGCAGACCCGGCGCGACCTGGCCGACGGGGGGAACAAGGGCGGCTTCCGGCTCACGAACCGGATCCCGGCGGCGCTCTACCACGGGAAGATCCGGGAGACGAAGGATCCGGCATACTGGAACGACCCGAAAAACCGAGCTCGACACCGCAGCACCAAGGTGGACTGACCATGGCGACCCCCACGTTCCAGGACAAGTTCGACCGTCCCGACGGTCAGATTGGGACCGACTACACGGTCCCATGCGGCCAGGCCTTCCTGTTCGACGAATCGGTGCTCCCGGTCCGGGTCGATGAGATCAACGGCTCCGAGGTCCTGGAGACGCCCCTGCAACGCACCCAGGTCCTCTACACCGCCGATACCCTGGATGGACCGGACCAGGTCCTGCGCGCCGTCTGGGGCCACGACCAGGTCGTCCCCGCCGGCGTCGACACCCCGCCGAGCTTCTCGGTCCTCGCCCGGGCGACGAAGGACCCCCTGGTGCTCGACCTCACTCCGCCGGATGAGAGCCCGGACTGTTTCGACCAGCTCTACGGCCTCCGGGTGACCTGCCCCCTGGACGGCTCCAATCCCGTCCTGAAGCTCGTCAAGAAGACCCCCCATCGTCGAGCGCCGAATCTCAGTGCGTCCAGCACGGGCGAATCTGACGACGCTCAGGTGCTCACATCCGTGACGCTCGCCTCGAGCGCGCTCCACACAGACCCGTCCTGGGACGGGTCGGGAAATCCTCCCTACCGGGGGTTCTGGCAGGACATGCGCCTGCGGATCCGCCACGGGGACGACCAGGTCGTGCTCGAGGCCTTCCTGAACGACCGCTACCTGAACACGCCGATCCTGACCTACACCGACCGGGCAGACCCGCTATGGTCGGTGGTGGGCGTTCCCGGCTTCGAGTTCCTCTCGGCTGTTCTGACCCAGCAGCCGTCCGGGGCGTCCCCCTTCGCCCAGAGTGCTGAAGCGCTGATGCGCTGCACGCTCTTCAGCGCCCAGACCCTGAAGGTCTTCCGTCGTCCGGTGCAGGTGCAGCCGGACAACTACTACACCTACGATCGCGTCGTGGACCGCGTGATCGCGCTCGTCGAGAAGAACGGCGACGCCAAATACACGGCGACCAACAGCGGTGCGACCAAGCGGGAGATCTACCTCGGCTTCGTCATCGAGGCTGAGGCGGAGATCATCCGGAGGGAGGGCTACTACCACTGGCTGCAGCGCTCGAGCGCGATCCACCTGGCTGACCAGGTCGGCGTCTACGAGCTGCCGGCCGACCTTGGTGAGCTGATCCAGGTCCGTCCTGGCAACTTCATCGGACAGCCGTTGCGTGAGCTGACGCAGTTCGACTTCCACCAGCTCCTCGCCGGCCGCGGCAGCACGGGTGGCAAGCCGGCGATCTACCATCGGGTCGAGGAGTCGGTGAACAACAGGCTCCGCATCGAGCTCTACCCGGTGCCGCTGATCTCGGCGATCGCCGTGAACAGCCAGGAGGACGACACTCCATGGATCGCGGCCGACTACTACGCGCGGCAGCTACGTCCGACCAATCCGTCCGTGCAGATCCCCTTTGTGCCGCAGGACGACATGGATGTCTTGATCTACGGTGCCACGCACTCGGCGCTGCTCCTCGACACGGACGCGAAGAACACCGAGCAGTTCGAACGCCGCTACGAGATGAAGCTGAAGGACCTGCGCCGCGAGAACAACCGCAAGGTGAGCTCGAGGCAGACGGTGATGCGCAGCGCGAACGACGTCTACGCTGACAACCCGAGCAACCAGGTGCCGCTGCTGCGAGCTTCGCAGCTTGGGAGCTTCCTGCTGTGATGCCAGTATGTGAAAATGCCGGCTTCGCACCGGCTTGCACGCCTCGTTGGCTCCCCTCTTGGCACCGCGTGTGGGCCTGGGATGTCACCCGGGGAGTCGGGGGCAAGATCACCCAACGCGGCCAAGGTGCTTGCAGATCATGTCCTTCCGGAGAAGGTCCGCGCTTGATCGAATGCGGGGAGGGTAGCTGATCGATGACGAAGTGGCAAGAGTTCCCCCTCCGCCCGCAAGGCCGTCCTTGGGCCGGGATCAACACCCGGTCCGGCAAGCTCGACGACGGCAGCGGCCAGATGACCGATGCGTCGCTGAACGTCATCATCAACACCGCCGACCGCCTCGAGAAGCGCAAGGGCATGATCCGCGGTCTCGACGAGCGCTTCGCCGGCGCGATCTGCGGGATCCACGCCTGGCAGGACGAGTGCGGCCGCGAGTGGCTGATCGTTGCCGACGAAGCCGGCTTCTCGATCCGGCAGCCGTTCTCGATCCCGAGCTTCAGCAACTCTGACGCCTACCCGTCCGACGACTTCGCCGTTGCTGGCCCGGTCGACCAGTTCTTCTGGCGCAACACGGGAGGCTACGAGCAGGTCGGCGGCGCCCTGGTGCTGCGCGTCGGCCAGACCGACCCTGGCGACATGGCCTGGTTCAAGGACGCGGCCAACACGTCCTACCGGGTGAGCATCGGCTGGGAGGTCGCGGATGACGACGGTGTTGCGCTGGTCATCAAGCGTGGCGCGACGGCGCGCCTCGAGGCCCGGATCGCGCAAGACACCGGGGTGGCCACTGTGTCGATGGTCCACGTCGACAGGTTTGGGGTGGCGAAGACCCTGCTGGCTCAGGGGATCGCAGCATCGTCGGGAACCATGACCTTCAACTACGCCAGGGACACGAGTCGGGGAGTCTTCCGGGTTGTCCTCGACATCACCCCCGAAGGCGGGCAGACGTCGCGCCTCGACGACTTCTCGACGATCACTGCGCTCGATGACGCCGACCTGGGACAGGGCACGGCCCTTCGTCTCGAGGGACTGTCGACATCGCCCAAGATCCTGTTCGTCCAGGGGGAGCCGATCTGATGGCTGCCATCCGCTTCCCTGGAACAGTGCTGCTCAACGGCAACCTGCTCGAGGACGGCAGCAGCGACGGCTGGAACAGGAATGTCGGCAGCGGCGGCGACAGCTTCCTCGCTTTCTACAACGATGCGCAGCGGATCTACGTTGCCCCGGCTCGCTACAGCAACGTCCGCAAGGTCGTCTTCGCGTTCACCTTCCAGCACCTGAACACGGCTGGCACGCTGGCGACGACGTTCTCGTTGCGGATCGGGCCGGCAGCGGCGTCAGTCGGATCCAGGGCGACGGTCGAGACGTTGGAGATCAACCCTTCGGATCGGATCTTCACCTTCGGCACCGGTGCAGTGGCCTGGTCGAACGCAGGCCCGCAGCAGGAGGGCGGCTGCTACCCGAGGAACGGCACCGAGAACTCGATAGCTCCGCGCCAGGTCGTCCCTTCCCCCAGGACCACCGACTCCCAGACGCTGATCGTGGAGTTCGAGCGCGACGTCGACATCGACTTCTTCGCAGACTGGGACGCGGCTGCTCTTCAGGGCGAAGACTTCTACATGGCCTATGCGGCGTTGGTCGAGCGCAACGATGGCGGGGTGTTCGTCACGGCGACCAACGACGCCGACGCGACGCCGTTCGGGGCCAGCTTCCAGATGGCAGTCGTGCAGGCTCCTGGCTCGACGAACGACGGCTGCACGCACATCCAGGCGACGAACGGCTTGCACGGTGTCGAGACGTTGAACGCGCCGTTCCGCACGTCGAAGATCCTGCCGTGGACATTCCGGGCGGCTGACTGGGACGGCCTCAGCTCCGTTCACCTGTTCATCCGCCAGCGGACGAACAACCCAATCAATCCCATCGGCCACTTCCGGGTCGAGGTGTATGAGGTCGTCAACGATTCGACCTATCCCGGCACCGTCATCTTCTCCGAGACCTTCTCGCCGAACGCCGGCACCGACACCCTGGTGGCGCGGACAGCCGACATCCTGCCGTCCCTGGTCGACGGCAGGATCTACACGATCGGCTTCATCGGGTTGAGCGGGGGAACGCAGAACACGCCGTGGGGCTTCTGGGAGGTGATCCAGAAGGACTTCTCGCGCAAGGTCAGCTACCACTTCGTCGGCGCCGGCAACCCGGCGTTGCCGAACACGATCGAGCCCAATCCGCCAACCTCGACATCCGACCCCCGCTACTCGGCGGACCAGTGCGTGTTCGACCCGGCGTGGTTCGAGAACCTGCCGGACACCTTCATCTTCGACAATCGGTTCCTCGCCGGCCTCGACCATTCGGATCCACACAACACCGATCAGTTTGCGATCCTGAACCCCTCGTTCTCGGCCGACATCCCCAACTCGGCATCGAACCAGGTCAGCGAGCAGGTCAGCTCGACCCCGGACGCCGACAGCGGTCTCCGGATCCGGGACGCCGTGATCGCGACCATCGACCCCCTGACGTTGGCCGGGCGGCGGATCATGAAGCTCCGGTTGGGCGGGACCGACTGGAACAGCGGCAGTCCGGACGACACGGTCGGCGGGATCGCCTTCTACTACCCGATCTTCGTCCCCGACAACGAGTTCTTCACTCCCGAGCTGGGTCCTCTGTTCGACATCACGGCGTTCGACGCGGAGGGCTGCGCGACGACGGCCGCGGGGCTGGGCGACAACCCGGGCGTGTTGGTGCTGACCAACGGCCGGACGCTCCCGCAGAAGTTCGACCCGCGGGAGATGGCGATCACCAACGCCGGCATCGACACGCCCTACCGCGGCGAGGAGCCGACCGCGCTCACCGCATCCGTCTCACTCTCTCCCGAAGGCGGACTCACGCCGGGCGTCTACACCTACCGCTACACCCTGAGGAACTGCTGCACCGGGAAGGAGAGCGACCCGAACCCGGTCGACATCGTGGTGGATGGCAGCGGTGAGAGCCCGGGTCTCGAGGTCACGCTCGACTTCTCTGGCGTCACGATTCCGGCGGACATTCAGATCTGCGAGATCTGTGTCTACCGCACGATCCTCGGCGGCGACTTCCCGGTCATGGCGAAGGTCGGGTGCTTCGACCCGGACGACGGCACGACGTTCGTCGACATCCTGCCCGACACCGAGCTCGACTTCATCAACGATCCGCTGTCGACGTTCAACGCGCCGATGCCGTGCGTGCCGGTGGTCGTGGAGTTCCGCAACCGGCTCTTCGGGTTGGGCGACATCCCGAACGGGAATCCTCCGGGCACGGTCAGCGTGACCAACGGCAGCGACGAGCTGCAAGGCGACCAGGCCACGGACTTCGACCGCTGCATTCTCGGCAAGTTCATCCAGATCGAGGGCGACTGCACCGCCTACGAGGTCCTCGAGCTGCTCGGCCCAGCCGACGCTGGCAACAGCCCGGAATCTGGAGTGCGCCTGCTGCTGGATCGTCCTTACGAAGGGACGACCGACGAAGGCCTGAGCTACATCATCTGCGGCCATCCGAACCGGATCTACATCTCGGAGCCTCTCGAGCCGGAGAGCTGGCCGGCGATCAACTTCCTCGACGTCGACCCGGGCGACGGTGATCGGCTCACCGGTGCGGTCAGCAACTTCAACCGCCTGGTGGTCTTCAAGCGGCGCAAGACCTACGTGGTGGCGTTCCGCGAGCAGCCGATCACCGAGATCGTGGTGCCTACTCTCGTCTCGAAGGACATCGGCTGCATCGCTCCGCGCAGCGTTGCGCAGGTTGCCAGCGGCTCAGTGTTCCTGGCCGACCGTGGTCTGGCGATCTACGACGGCCGCGGCGTCTCGGCGATCAAGGAAAGCTCGGTCATGAACAACCTGTTCGTGGACCCGGACAACCCGAACTACCTGCGGCGCGACGCCAACGGCAGGGTGCTGGGAGCGGCGGGGGTGTTCTACCCGAAGCGCGAGCAGTATCTCCTCCTGCTGCCGACCGTGAAGACGGACCGCGGCGCATCCATGGTGCTGGTATGGGACACCGAGCTTCGAAACGTCACGCTCCTCGAGTTCTGCCAAGAGTTCCTCTCGATCGAGGTCGCGAAGGATGCCGAGGGCAACGAGCGGGTCTACCTGGGCGACACCAACGGCTTCGTCTGGATCTGGGACGTGGGCGATGTCGACGGCGCTGGGTTCCCCAACGCCACGGGCACCGTCCGCGGCACCATCACCGGCGCGGGCGTTGAGCCGACCACCGGCGCGAGCTTCCTCGAGGACAGCGCCGCGAGCTTCTTCGTCGGGGGTGTCCCCGGCATCGCAGACCTTTCGGGGCTGGCAGGGACGTCCGGGTTGACAGGGCAGTCCAACATGGGACTTGCTGGGGTGTGCGTCTTCTGGCGTGGATCTGACGCACCACTCGGAACGCCCTGGCAGTCCCGGATCATCTACCTGGCGACGCAGACTCGACTCTACGTCACCCCGAATTGGGCTGGCGACACTCCGAACGTCGGCGACGAATACATGATCGGCCCGATCCAGTTCACCGCAGAGTTCAAACCTTCGAACTATGGAACCGACGACTTTAGCAAGAGGGATTGGCGGCAGGTTGTCGTGCACGAGCCTGAGACGGTGTCGAGCGAGCTGCGGGTCGAGCTGCTGCGTGACTTCCAGAATTCGGATGTCGACGAGGACACTGTCACGAATCCTGAGGGCGAGACCGGGGCTGGTCGCACGTTCGATCTCGGCTTTGGTCAGGGTCGGCAGATCCGACCAGTGGGACGCCTGGTGCACCAATACATGGGAGTCCGACTGAGCAACTTCGCGCCGGACGAGCCGGTCCGGATCCTCAATCACCTGTTGATGATGAACCCGAGGACCAGCAAGTGAGCGGCTTCGAGATCTGCAACTTCGAGGAGTTCGTCGCGGACGTGACGCCGCAGTCGGGCAGCCTCGAGGAGGCGGCGTCGACCCAAGAGATCCTGATCCAGCAGATCGAGGGCTACCTTGCCCGGATGAAGGCGGCGCTGTGCGCGGACGTGGAGGCACTGCGGGCGCTGATCGACGAGAACAGCTTCCTGGAGCTGACCGACACGCCAGCAT